CCGTAGATTGGCAGACTCCAGATCGGCACCCTGTAGATTGGCAAACCGCAGGTCGGCATCCCGCAGATCGGCAAACCGCAGAACGGCACCCCGCAGATTGGCAGACTCCAGATCGGCATTACTTAGATTGTTACCCCACAGCTTAGCATTACTTAGATCGGCAGCCTTTAGATCGGCATTACTTAGATCGATAGACTCCAGATCGGCAGCCCTTAGATCGGCAGCCCATTCTAGTTCTTTACGCCTATGCGCCTTCACATAGGCGTTCCAGCTTTCTGACCCTTTCCTAATCTCGTTGTAATGTTCTTGGTGCATCCTTACTCTCACTTCGTTAAGAATCTCTCTTCTCGTGCTTGCCGCTCATATCTCGTTTCGAGGGCTAAGCCCTGCCGGATTAACGTCTTCCAGGTCGTTAGACCCTTCTTCACACAAGTGTGTGCGCGGCGATAATGTTTCCGGCAGAGCCCCCTACTGTAAACGAGCCCGTCGCATTTCTTAGGTCGTTGCCTAAGACACTTGGCACTCGTTGTCATGGCTACACCTGGACCGGTAGTCCGTTCGACCGATTGGTCATTCCCATCTCCATCTGCGTCTCCTCGGTTGACTCTTTGACCTTCCGAGGCTTCTTGCCCCCGTTGATCGCTCGAGCTTTCGCGATGGACCTCTCCGTCGTCGAGAGGATGTCAACCACGACGTCCGCCGAGTCAACGAGATGTTCACCAATGGCCTCAGCACACTCGAGCGCATGTTCAGGATCCGTAATGTTTTCTTGCAGTTCCTCCAAGATGAGGATCGCGAACTCGTGACCCTTCGCCGCGTCGAGCTTGTCGAAGACCTTTCCGTCGCTCGTCTTAAACGAGCTTGTGCGCTCGATACTCATCTTAGTATGCCTCCCCGGCTCGATCGGTCTTCGCCTTCGGCTTCTCCACCGAGAACTTGAACTTCTGATCGATGATCGGTGTCCCGTCCTCCCGGCTCTTCCCGGCGTTCTTGGTCGAGAAAGAGATGTAGATCTCCTTACCGATCAGCTTGGGGATCGTCCGAATCAAGGTGGTGACCTTCGGGTCCTCATCAATGAGACCGCAATCCTTCAACAGTCTCGCGACCGCTCTTCCATCGATCTCACAGGAACGTTTCCGTTTGTCCGACGAGGGGATAAGTGACCAAGGCCATCGAGGGCTCCAACTATGCCCCGGCGCTAGAGGATTCCCCTTCGTGTCCTCCACCTCTTCGAGGAACTCGAAGACAGGGGTAGCGGCGAAACCGTCATCAGTCCCTCCTTCACCTCCACAAAGGATGCTGGCGATCTTCGCCTTCACGGTGACATTGTTGAACTGTGGGATCGTCGTTGCGACTACCACGTCCTCGTTTTTGTCGATTAGGCCCGCCGCCTTCTCGAATGCTTCTGTGTCTACTGCGTTACTTACTGGTGCTTCACTCATATGTATGTGTTTGTTGTTTCGTTTTGTTGTTTCCGAGCAAACGCGCTCTAGAAATTCTTGTAAACCTCGTCGAAAGCCACTTTGACCTCGCCGGTCTCCTTATCGATCCACGAGAAAGGTATCCGTTGACCCTCGAGCCGAGGAACCCGGTTCCCGGCGAAAGTCCCTTCGTTCGCGGAGCAGAAGCTCAGGTAATTGATCCCGTCAGATCCCCGATACAGGTAGCCAATAGCATCCGCGAACCCTGCGGAAATCTCCCGCACCTTCCCGGTGAGTGCGAGATCTTGAATCTGAACCTCTTTTGAGTTCTTCTCGATATACTTGTCCCTCATGCTCGCGAAGAAGATATTGTATTTCGAGCCCCCTAGAGCCGAGTTCCAGATCGCTTTGAACTTCTGTCTCAAATAGAGATACCCGCTCCCCTTCGGCAATTCGAGAACGCTATCCCCCTCGAAGTTCTTCCCCTGGACGGTGTCCTTATAATGCGCGGTAGCCCAACGCTCGGCCCACTCCTCAAGATTGTCGAGCTTGTCGTGAATAATGAAGTCAAACCGAGGTGTCTCTTCACGTCCGAGTTCCTCGCAAAGCTCGCGGATATACTGGATTCGGGAGATCTTCTCCTTGTTGCTTCTATTCAGCTCGGTGACCTTCTTGATCACGTCGACCCGAAGCCCTTCTTGGCAACCGCCCCCGCTTTCGTAGTCGAGCCACAAGGCCCGCTTCTCCCGAGTGATCCAAGCCGCAATAGCGCTCTTCCCGATCTTGTAATTCCCGTAGATTAGTAGGGTCTTCGGATTGTCGACTCCTCCTTCTTCAATCCCGGTTGGTAAGCTATCGAGTAGGCTCATTCGTTCTCCCCTCCGTTGCCGAGGCCCGGTGTATTCTCGACGATGTCGAGAAATTCTTGTGTTGTCATTTCGGAAGCGAGACTCGCTAAAGCTCCGAGGCCTCGGACGCGCTGGTTCGCCATGATAGCCTCTGTAAGATCATCGGAATCGACATCTGACTCATAAAACTTTACGAGATCGTGGATCTCAGTCGCAAAGACAGCCGTGAGTTTCTGGATAACCTTTTCGAGACTTCTGATACGCTCTTCGTGGTCGGTTTCGTTTAGTTTCATATTTTAACCTTAGTCTACTTTGTCACCGTTGTCAAACAGTGGTCTGTTTGTCCTTGAAGCTCTGCGTTCCAAGCCACTTGAGCTTGTCCTCATCCTTGTCGTTGTCACACACATCGTAATAGGGACACCGTGTCGGCCATACGCATGAGCGGGGAGCGCCCGTCATCGCGGCGTGGTCCTCTTTGAGGCAATTCTCGAGGAAATCCCTCGATACGTTTAGCACATCATCACACTGCCGTTCAATCTCCAGGTCCGAATAGGTTAGATTGAACCTCTCGAAGACCTCCCGAGGGAGACTCTTAGGGGTGACTCGCGAAAGAGGCTTCCGGCAGACGATTAGATCGACAACAACATCGCGGATCTTCTGGCGGTAGACCTCCGAGAAAAGCCAACAGTAAAGCTTGAACTGCACGCTCATCTTATACTCGTAAAACTTATGCTCAGTCCGGTCACTCTTCGAGGTCTTTGTGTCCTTGACACACAAGTTGCCGGTGTCGCGGTCTCGCCATATCCCGTCCGCGATCCCTTGCACGCGGATCGTGACCTCGCGTTCGTCGAGGGTGCCTCGCCAAAGCACGACCTTCCCTAGCTCGCGGACCTCCCGCACTTCAGAGCCGACTGTCTCGAAGCGGGTATTGTCGTCGGCGTAATGTTGAGCGTAGAGCCCTGCGAGTTCTTTCGCTCGACCGCTATGACGGTATTCCTCATCGGGGAGGTCGAACTTGGCATACTCCGCCTCGATATAATTCTCGATCTCCGAGAGTAACTCTTTCGGATCCTTATCGAAGCCTCGTTGCCGGATGTCGAGCGATCCATGAAGGATTCGACCGAATTGCTGATCGAAGTTCGAGTAATCGGGGACTCGACGGAAACCGACGTTCCACAAGCCTTTCTGAAAGCACTCTTGGATCGTGCCAAAGCTCGACGGTGAGAGTGTGAGTGTATCGTTCTCGTAGACTTCTTTGAATGCGTCTTCGCTAGTGATCATAGGTTAATCTTCCTCTTTCTGTTTGTGTGTGCGCTTGTAATTGTTCGAGTTGACTCGATTATCCCGCATCGTCTTGACGTAGTTGATTAGCGGGAGGGGCCTGAGCCTTTTGACAAGGTTCTTGAGATGGTCGTTCTTCATGATAATAGGTCTGCGACACCGTCTTCGCGGATGTCCCAATTTGTTGTCGGGAGGGCTTCAATGAGCTGAAAGGTCGCGGGGTAGCAACTCACACAGGTGAGTTGCCTGAGCAGCTCCTCTGGATCGCTCCAACGAGCAACGAGTTTGTCTGCTGCCTCCGCCATCGCATCCCCGGGCTCATCAGCCCAAGTGAGGATTTCGGTGCCGGAGCACGCGATATATCGATAGCCTTTCTGGACTTTGACGCCGTAGCTTGTTTCTAGGAACGAGACAGGGAGTTTCATGGTCGATTTCCTCCGAAGTAACACAATTCTTCTAGGAAGTGGACAAGCTCGGGGAGGGTTCCCCTGATTGGTTTTTTAATCTTGTGCCCCGCCAGGAGGTAAACACCTGAGTGTTCTTTATGAAGCCACGCGAGAGGGTGATAACCCGCCCACGCGGTAAACCATACGGGTGTAACAGGCCAGCGTTCGAGGTATAGGGTTTTGTTTTGTCGTTTCATATATTTATCATTCATCCGTTCCGCAAAACAGTCCGCAAGATATCGAGGGTTCGGTCTTGTAGCGGCCCGCAGCCGGATCTAATTCGTCGAGGAATACCCGAATCCGTTCACCCTTAACGTATTTCTTGTTGATAGCTGCATTCAACTCTCTCTCAATCTTTGCCATACGAGCAAAAACCTCTGGGAAATCTACTCGAATTTTGTTCCAATAGCCTGATTGACCTTTAACACATCCGATGCAATTGTTGTTGCGGTAGCCTAGTTTATACATAGCGGGCAATTCGATACCCGCTTGCCTCAGCGTCTCAAAGCACCTGTCTTTGGTGTAACCCCTCTCGATAAGGGGACAACAGATAGTTCGTTCGGGGTTCTGGTGACGAAAACGAGAGAGTCTCTTGTGCTCGTCATCGGTGTAGCCAAACACTTCACGGTCTTTAAACCAACGAATAAACTCCTCCGCAACCCGACGTTTAAGTTCGGACGTGCATCGAGCACCCCCTACTCCGACAAGCCACCGCGTTTTGTCAAATACATCATAGATGTCCTTGTATTTCGTTGACCGAAGAATCTTAATCTCTTGCCCGAACCATACCTGACAATCGGACAGGAAACGCTTGTTGTCCTCGTGTTCGGCCCCGGTGTCTTGATAGCAAACGACGCAGTTGTCGTAAGTATCGAGAGCAAGCTTGGTGGCGACCGCACTTGCGGCACCGCAAGAGAACCAGCAAACTGTTCTATCTAATTTACGCCCAGGTCCTCTCGAGATTACGCCGCTTGAAGGGTTATCATCGTCAAGCCTTTCTCGCGTGAGGATTTCGTCTTTTGGATTAGGATCGTCGTCTTCAAATCTCATAATAGCCTACGTTGTAACTTTAGTCTCCTTTGTAACCCGTGTCAAGCGGGGAGGGGTCGGACCTCCGCCTCTTGATTTACTTCCGTGCCTGTTTGGCGTTATCTTGGATACGCTCCTGGAGGATCCCGATGAAAGCCTCACGGGCGACGGGTGAGGGCGGTGTTTGAGTTTTCGCGAGCCAATTCTTGACGGTGCTCAAGGAAACTCCGAGGGCTTTCGAAGTCTCTTCTTGCGTCCAGCTAGTAAGAGGCTGGAGCCGTTTGAGTTCCTTGTGGAAGGTTGTTTCTGTCATTGCGTTAATTCGTTGATGATTACCATGATGAGAAGGCCCGTGTGGATCGCGATCATGCCGAAGCAGATCAAAACGAAGCCCGTCAAGTCGGTTGGTTGGTTGTCGTTGTCGTTGTCGTTTTTCATAGGTCGTAGCAGTCACGGCAAATGCCCTTACGTTTTCCAAAAGTCCTCACGAAACGCTCAATCGAGAGCTGTTCACCGCACTCAACACAATGGGTAAGGTAGACACCGGGAGCTTGTGGCGGCTCTGTGCGTTGACGTTGTAAAGACTTCTCCTGCTTGGGTGATGATTTCATCGCGTTCATTATTCAAAAGGGTCGCATAGGTCGACTTCGAGTTCTTCGAGCACATTACCGTCAAGGTCTTCAGGAGGACGGCACCAGATGCAGAGACCTTCGAAGCATTTTCCGGCAGTCACGATCGTTTCTCCGTAACCGAAGAGATCTTGCGCGAAGTCGGCGTCGACTATGAAGAAGCGGGTGCATTCGACGCGGCGGACGGGTAGCGAGAACGCTTCACAGGCTTCTTGAGGATCGTCGTAGGTTTCCTCGTAGCCCGGGAGGCTCCATGACGACAGCCCGTATTCAGCCCCGGCCTTTTCGAGGGCTTCCTCATAGAAATACCGCCAACGTCCACTCTCGTGAACTTTGAGCGGTCCCGATTGAACGAGCGGGGTAATGTCTACGACGTCTTGGTAGCGTTTTCTGTTAGGTTTCATAGGTTTGCAATGTAGTTTCAAAGTCCCTGAATGTAGTTTTCGAAGTCCTCTACACTTTGAGGGCTCGACGCCAAGCATTGGCGGCGTTTGACTGGTTGCCGAGTAAGACTAGGGCAAGAGTGTCCATCCTATCGCGTAATGACTCATCAGCCAAGAACGGGTAACCCCAAAGATTGCCATTTGAACGATGAAATTTAACGAGATCCCATAGAAGGCGGGAAGGAGAATCGTAACCTCCTGGGGGGCGTGTGCGGCGCCATTGTCCATTGCGAGCGCTTAGACAATTGGCGATAGCGGTAACTGCTTCTGTTCGGTCGGGTGTTTTGACGTTTCCGGCAGCGTGTAGTTTCTCGAGAGAGGGCTCGATAACGTGCATAATTGCCTCTAGGGCAAGGGCGTGCTTATTTGATTTCATGTTTGTCCTTCGTTGTGTCGGCGTGATTGCCGAGAGGGTAGCCGAGCTTTCGGCTACCGTGCTCGATCATCATGCGTTACCTGTGGCAGCAAGGGCGGACTTGGCTTGATAGCCATGGACCGCGATTGCGATATTTTTCGCGCCTCGTTTGCTCGTTCCGCAGCACAGGCGGCATTGGTCGCAAGTCACGCCGCGCTCTGATGGGCACCAGATTTCATCCGCTGGCAAAGTTGAACCAGCGGCGCGAGTCGTAAACGTGCGTAGTCCGAGTTTTTTAGCTTTGTCGGCGTTACTAGGTTCGCAGGATGCCATTAGATATTTACCGTATCGTTTAGCGCGAGCGGTAGACATTAAATGCCAGTCGTGGAAGTAGCCTGTCCAAGCCTTCGCGGCCTTGACGACTCTTTCGAGTTTGGCGAACGGTAGCAATGACGGGTTGCCATACGCGCCGAGACGAACGAAGCGTCCGGCGAACAGGGCGGCGTAGTCGGTCAATGCGGCGCGAGGCCGCTTACCGTTCCAGTAGGCTTTCTGAACAGCGGTTACTGTGCGTGCATTGACGTAGCAGCCTTGATTTGACGCGAGGGGGCAACCACGGCAAACGGTCTTTGCGTCACGCCCGGAGCGACGGGCGTCACCGCAACGAGTTGTCTTGTCGACTATCCAGACTTGAGAAGCGCGGCCGTCAGAAGATATTTTGCGGTTGGTGGTACCAGTGGTGGCAATAACGGCGAGGGTTTTTGTTTCGTGTAGGGTTTTCATTCTACAGGGCTTCGGGTTTTGGTCTACCTTAGTGCGGGATGATTTTTGTTGACTGCGTAAATATGACAGTGTGCGCCTTTGATCCTCCTGATTGACGCGATCGATTCCCGGCAACGCAACGCGCGAATATTGCTAATGTCCCCTCGACGTTTCACCCATCTGGCGACTTGTGCCCTATCTCGCTCTCGGCAGGCCCAAAAAGCGTAGGAGGCGCCACCTTCGGCTTTGCCCCAGCCTGACAGGAAGCTATCATAGCCTCCTATCAGGATCGTGTGAGTTTCGGTCTGTTCAGGTGTGCGGTCGTCTTGTATTTCGTTCATGTGTTTGTCTTTCTGTTGTGGTTTTCGGGTCTGTGGGTAAAAACTACGCTGAATTGGGTAGTTTGTCAACCCGCTAGATGTGGGGGTAAGGGGGGTGAGAGGGCACAAGATGTGGTGTTTTGGCTTGATCGAGCGGGGTAAGGGGTGCATCCTAGGGGGCATGTTGGACGCAGACGGACGCAAAATGGATGCGGGGAGGACGCAATGGGTGCGACGGTAGCGCATGGCGACGAGACCCGGGCAAGGGCTGCGGAGTTGTATCAGGTCGATGGATTAGGGCCAAAAGCTATTAGTGAGCGGCTTGGTGTGCCACACCGGACTGTAGCAAGCTGGCGTAGGCGTGACGGGTGGGTGAGAGATAAGGCCGCGGTCGCGGATGCGCTCAGAGAGGCGGGGCGGTTGACGGCTAAGGAGATTGCGGAGCGGCGCATGGCGGAGGCGGAGGCCGCGGTTGGGCGCACTATTAGTGATTGCGGGAGGTTGAGGGCTTTGGTATTAGCGCCACTAATGAGGGGTGAGGGCGAGATCGAGGTGAGCGAGACGAGGCAGATTGTCCAGTCGTATCGCGATCTTGTGAGCATCGAGCGACAAGCGTTTGGGCTCGACGAGAGAGCAGCCTCGACCCCGGCAACGCTGGTCAATATCTCGCTCGGAGGGGCGACGACGGGCGGTCCGATCGGGCAAGGCGTGGCGGCGCAAGCGATCGACGTGGTCGCGGCGGACAGTAGCGATACTGAGCACGGTGCCGAGCGCGAGTAGTCGGGCGACGGGCGCCATACTTGCGAGACACGAGGGCGCCGATAGCCGCGCTACGAGGGGCGATGACGCGGTCGCGGTCGCGGTGCGAAGTAAGCATGCTTTTTCGGCTGCGGCGAGTTCGCGGCGGGGGCGGTTCCTTTTCGGGGGTCGCTTTATATAGATACCCACCTCGCATAAAACCTAAAATCCCGCAACCCTTAGAAGTAGCTAGGCGCTTGCGTCCCCGCCCTACTTGTGCTATACTACCCCATGACCCTCGAAGCCCAGATCCCCTGTCCCCACTGCGGGCAACCCGAGCACCTCACCTGGCTCCCGTCATCCGTCAACCTCACCGAACCTTTCAAGATCTCGACCGTCCTCGAGTGCGAGAGCTGCGAACTCGCCTACGCGCTTTTCTTCGAGCGACGCCCCAACGGGCTCTACATTCACCGAACCAGGAAACCAGAAGACCTCGTTGAATGAGCGAGTTGGCGCGAGCGCCCCACCTATGCTACCTTATAGCATGAGCGAACCGAATATCGTCACCCTCTACGCGAACGAGTTGTTCCATGCCTCGACCGAGTTCCGGAAAGTCCCCCTCGAGGAAGTGCCCGGCCTCTACGAAGCGGCGTTCCTTCTGCGGAGTAGCGGGAAGCGACGGGAGGGCGAGACCGACGAAGACCTCGAGAGCCGATTACGGAGTAGCCTGGAGCTAGAGTTGCTGAGGCACGTGAGCGGGGAGTTCCGAGCATGACGGCTTGGCGAGGCGAGGGCAATCCAGTGCGGGACAGTGAAGTGCGAACTATGAAGATGACGAAGTTGACGGACAGTGAAGTGGCGGTGCTAGGATCGAGGGGTTTCGACCTAGTTGGGAGGAAGCAACTAGCGCGTGTGGGTGCGATGTGGACACAGGGAGTTTGGATGCGAAGCAGCGGGGAGCTTGAGCTAGGGGCCACGAAGTTCGAGGTCTTGCTAGCGGGGCCACGGGGCTTGGTGGTGAGGAAAGAAGATGCTCCGCACTTGGTGTTGTGGGAAGACTTGAAGGTTTACGGAAGGGGAGAGGTAACGTTATGAAACCTCCCTCCCGTCCGTAGGGGGTGTGGGGGGAACCACGTGTAGACTCTTAAGGTAGTCCAAGCTGACCCTTCCGTCAATCCAGAAACCAACCCGTGTGAGAACGAGCTTCCTGTAAGGTAGCACGGGTTGCGGGGTGCGTCAAGTGCTGGTAGGCTTGGGGGATGAGCGAAAAAGTGAGAGAGGGCGAAGCGAGAGTGCTCGTCGACGGGAAGAAGGCGACACACTACATTTACCCGTATGACGTGAGGAGCACGTTGGAGTTGCCGACGTGGAGGATTGAACTAGAGGCATTCAAGAACGCGCCGTATGAAGGGAGTCTGAGCAAGTTCGAGCACTTGAAGAACGTGATCGGGTGTCTTTGGCCCGACATGGTGAGCGAGAAGTTCTGGAACCCGTGGCTGGAGCGGTGCTTACGGGCGTTCACGAATGAGGAGCACAAGGTTGTGCGGCATGGGGTAACGACCAGGACGATAGTCCTGTCGGGGTGTGCAGCGGTGGGGAAGACGTTTAGTGCGGGGCTCTACACGGTGGTGTGGTGGCTCGCGAGTCCGGCGAACTCGTTGGCGTATTTCACGAGCACGAGCAAGGACATGGTGCGGAAGCGGATCTGGCCGATCATTCAGAAGTTCTCGAAGGAGGGGGTGGTGAATCGGGTTACGGGGGAAGTGGGGGCTTTCGGGGGGCACATGGTGAACAGCAAACCGGCGCTTCAGATGGTCAAGGGGGACGACAAGCATTCGATAAGTGCGTTGGCGGTGGCGAGTGGGGAGACGACGAGTGCGGTGGCGAAGTTGAGTGGGCAGCATGAGGAGAGGATTCTGCTCGTGATTGACGAGGGGCAGGCTACGCCGGAGGCGATTTACGAGACGATCCCGAATCTACGGAAGGGTTGTCGGGATTTGACGATAATCATCATCGAGAATCCGATCGGGAGGTTGACGCCGAGCGGGAGGGCGAGTGAGCCCGAGGGGGGCTGGGGGAGTGTGGGCCTGGAAGATGACGGGTGGGCGACGAAGGGGGTGCCGGAGTGGCAGCTCGATAAGGGGGTTTGTGTGCGGTTCGACGGGCGGGATAGCCCGAACGTGAAGCGAGCGGAGGAAGCGGGGATTACAGGCGAAGACAGTAAGAGGAGCGACGAGTGGCTTGATCCGTGGCCGTTCATCTTTACGTATGGGGACTGGGTGGCGGCGAATCATCCGGATAGGGTGAACACCCTGTCTTACTGGACTCAGGATCGGGGGATTCAAGCGCCGGAGGGGACGCTCAACACGGTGATGAGTGAGCAGATGGTGATGAGGCATGAGGGGTTTGGGGAGTTCGATTTCTACAGTAAGAAGACCCCGGTGGCGGCGCTGGATCCGGCGTTCGGGGGTGATCGGTGTGTGCTGAGGTTCGGGGAGGTGGGGGACGTGCTGGAGGATAGCGGTGTGGGGGCCTTCGGGGGAAGGGAGGGGGTTCAGTTAAGGGAAAGCGTGGAGCTGAAGATAGATCCGTCGAGCGAGGTGGAGATCGAGGGGCAGATAGCGGAGCAGGTGAAGGTGGAGTGTCAGAAGCGGGGGGTGTTGGTGGAGGACTTTGCGTTGGATGCGACGGGGACGGGGCGGGGTGTTGCGTATGCGTTGAGTCAGATCTGGGGGAGCGGGTTCCACAAGGTGGAGTTCGGGGGAGCGCCGAGTGAGATTGTGATGGACGAGGAGGGGAGGTTGCCGAGGGAGTTGTTCGATAGGAGGGTGACGGAGTTGTGGTTCATGGTGGTAGACTTCCTGAAGAGCGGGATGCTGAGGGGGCTGGATGCGAGGAGCGTGAGGGAGTTTTGCTCTAGGGAGTATAGCATGTTGGGGAAGAAGTATAAGCTGGAGACGAAGAAGGAGATGAAGGCGAAGACGGGGTATTCGCCAGATGAAGCGGACGCGGTGGCGGTGTTGATAGATCTGGTGAGGAGCAAGCTCAATGTGGTGCCGAGGACGAAGAAGGTGGCGGCGAAGGAGCAAGAGGATCTGGTGAGACGGGTGAGGGAGGAGGGGGAGCTGGAGGTTTACGGGGATGAGAGCGGGGGTTGGGGCGAGGAGAGTTTTTGGTAATGACGAGCGAAGCGAGACAGTGACGAGTGACAAGGGGGTGACGGGGGTTTTGAGGGGTCGGCACGTCGTTTCGTCAAGCTATTAGCGGGTTTCGTGGGCCTTAGTGAAGATGTGTAGATGTTTTTACTAAAAAGCTAAGAAATGAGAAGAGGTATGTGTACACACGTATAAAAGGGGTCGATTTGATGTGCATCATCTACACTCAGGCACTTTAGCCGCTCGTAGCAAGGGTTTGCTGGGTGTGCAGACGCAAAAAGAGCCTACACTTTTCGGCTGGGCATCGTCATTTTGAGTGAACATGAGCGAAATCATCGTAACTAAGGTTTTGAGAGCGGGAGGGGCACGAAAAGCAAGCGGGGCGGGGTTATGAGGTGGGGCGAGGGGGGCGTGGTGATCATAGTTATTGACTTGTCATAGTTTGGAGTTATCTTGAAACGGTCTCGAGCGATGAGCGTGAGGGACGGGAAAGACGAAGATGAGTATTTTAACAGATTTCAAAGCCTACTTTAACCCGAACGATCATATGTTTTGGGTGATGACGAACGGGGAATGGAGCCCGAGGAGTCGGCAGATGTTCCTCGATATGTTGCAGGGGGATCCGCTGATGAGGGAGTGCAAACAAGTCTATCCGACGAAGGCGAGCGCGGTGAAGGCGATGTGCCAGGTGATGCGGGAGAGCAAAATCGACGGGGTTTGCCGGTTGAGCGGGTATCGGGCGGGGATGCACGAGATCAACGGGAGGCGGATCATGGTGCCGACCGAGCCGAGGAAGTTGTGGGCCAAGAAGGGGGCGTTCCCGTTTTTGACAGCGTATTTCGATGCTGTGTGCAGGGAGATGCCCGAGCAGAGGGACGTGCTCTGGAGTTGGATGAAGCTGGCTTTTACGAAGTGGAGTAAGGGGGATCATAGCCCCTTGCAGATGATGATCCTAGTGGGTCCGAGTGGGACGGGCAAGAGTCTTTTTCAGGAGATCTGTAAGAGGCTCCTGGGAGGGACGATTGCGGATCCGTATGACTTCTTGATCGGGCGGACGGAGTTCAACCTAGAACTGGCGGAGAACGCACTGTTGAGTTTTGAGGACAGGCCGAGCTTTGATATGAAGAAGCAGAGGATGTTCTTTGATCGGGTGAAGAACCTGTTGATGAGCCGGGATCAGAGAGTGAGGGGCTTGTATCGGGATGGGTTTATGGCCGATCCGATTAGGTTCTTGATGGCGAGTATTAACGCACAAGCGCACAACTACTCGATGGTGCCGCCGAGGGAGAACGGGTATGAGGACAAGTTCGTGTTCACGTATTTCAGTAACACGGGCTTTCCGCTGAGGGGTTGGGAGAGGATGAGCGAGAAGGAGTTCTTCGATAAAGTGATGACGGAGGAGTTACCGGGGTTGGCGCACTTCCTGGTGAATGAGTATGAGATACCTGAGTGGTTGCTTACGCGGGTGGGGAAAGGGGATAAGGTTTGTGGAAGGTATGGGATGGACTCGTGGTGGCATCCGGACATTGCGGCGATCTCGAGCGAGGGGAGCGATTGTGCGAGGTTGGTGGGGGTGTTGGAGGCGCTGTTGGAGAGTAAGGGGGCGAAGGAGCCTCTGAAGGTGAGTGCGAGGGCTTTGGCGGACATGTTGAAGGAGATGGACGTGGATGGGGCCTATGAGTTGGGGGATGACGCGAAGAAGTTGGGGTATAAGTTGAGGGATGCGGCGTTAAACTTCCCGAAAGTGGTCCAGAAAGGGGGCCGGGGGAACAAAGGGGTTATCTGGATGATCAAAAACGAGAATATGACGGTAGTTTAATAAGGAGGTGTATGAATGAGTTGGCTTTATTCGCAGGCGCTGGTGGAGGGATACTTGGAGGGAAATTGCTCGGGTGGCGAACAGTGTGCGCCGTCGAAATCGAACCCTACTGTCGACGAATACTTTGTGATCGACAGGACGACGGAACCTTCGACCCGTTCCCGATTTGGGACGACATCAAAACCTTTGACGGCAGACCGTGGAGAGGGATTGTTGACGTGGTTTCGGGAGGATTTCCGTGTCAGGACATCAGTGCCGCTGGAAAAGGAAGGGGGATCAAAGGGAGTAGGTCCGGATTATGGACAGAGATGGCTAGAGTTATCTGGGAGTGCCAGCCAGAGTTCGTCTTCATCGAAAACTCCCCGCTCCTTCGCAGTAGAGGACTTAATGTCGTTCTCCAAGATCTCATGGAAATGGGGTATGATGCAAAATGGGGAGTGCTCGGAGCACACCATGTCGGAGCCCCTCATAAACGGGACCGGATATGGATTGTGGCCAACTCCCAGGGCGAACGATGCGGAGAAGCGGGGGAGAATCGATCAGGAGAACCCGAGAAACGGTCTTCCCGCTATGGTTCTGAAATTTCCGACGCCTCGTTGCCACGACGCAAAATCGATGGGGCCGAGCGAACAACGCAGAAACAACCCTTACCTAGCAGCGATAATACAAAACTCGGATGGTGGGACGTTGAACCCGAATTGGGTCGAGTGGCTGATGGGGTGGCCAATCGGTCACACAGACTTAAAGCCATTGGCAACGGACAGGTTCCGGCAGTGGCAGCAGCAGCATGGAGAATTTTGACTCAGAAATTGGATTTGAAGCAGGTTTGACGTGAATTCAGTGCTCGGTGCTTGCTTTAAGTGCGGAGAAGTGCGACTTTTAGCGTTGTAGACCTTGATTAAGAGGTGAGATTGGGGTCAGGGGACCTGAATGTAGCGAAAATATGAAGCGGACGAAGCAGATCGATGATGCAAGGGAGATTGTGCTCCCTTTCCAGGTTGACGGGAAGCAGGCGTGGACGACGGCGGGGTCTAAGCGGATGCACGGGGCTGAGAAGGAGGAGCTGAGTTCGAATATTCGGAGGCAGCAGTTGAAGGGGAACGTGCAGAAGCATGTGGAAGCTGTGATGAGTAACGCGCAGAAGTTTGTGCAAGCGACTATGTTCCAGATTGCGCCTGAGAAGGTGAGGATCGCGATGGCGAGGTGTGAGGGGAATGCGGCGAGCGAGGAGCAGATGTCTCTAATCGAGAGTTGGATTAACGAGATGCAGTTCGTGGCGAAGCAGGACGGGTTGACGACGGTTGTGAAGAGTAAGGGGAAGGTGTTGGGGGAGATGACCGCGAAGATGGACGGGATTTTGAAGGGGCCGGTGGAAGAGGAGTTGAAGAGGCTCTTCGCGGAGGATGAGTTGGGCGAATAGATGGGTGGAGCGAGGCTATGAGGTTCTTTCCGAATAAGACGAATAATCCACCGGGGGGTTGGCGGTTTACGGTCGAGGAGACGGGGGCGACGTTGAGGGGGACGAGTTTGGGGGAGGTTATGGTAGCGGTAAAGAAGCACTGGGAGGTCAACGGGATTGAGCCTATCGAGGATTTAGAGAGGGAGATTGAGAGACGGATTTGTGAGGAGGTTCCGGAGTATTGCGGGGCGAAGGGGATGGAGATCAAGCCGGTGCCGAAGAATCGGGGGCGGACGATCCACGAGGTGATTACGGGGACGAAGACCATCGGGATGTGGTTGGCGAAGAGGGCGATGGGCGGGGGGAACGTGAGTGTTGAGGTGGCGGAGCGAAGGGCGAGCGTTTGTGTGGGGTGTGTGGAGAACACGGAGCCTACGGGGTGCTCGAGTTGTAACAAGGCGGCGAGTAGTCAGGTGCTAGATAAGCTGGTGCCGTTCCGGACGAGTAAGGATGCGGCGTTGAAGAGTTGTCGGGTTTGTGGCTGCTGGCTTAGTGCGAAGATTGCTTGCCAATTAGACATCATCCGCAACAACATGCCGGATTACGTTAAGAAAGAGTTGCCTGATCACTGCTGGGTGAAGACTGAGCAGGTGAGTGATGAGTGAGATGTTCAAGATTCGACAAGAGTTGTTCGTAGATTACGAGAACGAAGAACTTCGAGTCGAAATGAAGAGAATGACAGAGACGTTCTCCAAGTGGAGTTTAGATACGAGGGACGCGTTGATAAGACGAGGTTTAATTAACCTAGGGTGGACACCTCCCAAAGCTGAACGAAAAGACTGAGAAGGCGGGGATGAGTGAGACGAGTGTTTGTGAGAAAAATCCTTGTCGCGTGTGTGATCGAGGTCTCGAGGAGGGTCAAGAGAGCTTTTACCAAGAGACGCTGAGAGGTATGTTGAACACGACTCTTTCAAATTTCGAAGGCGATACACGAAAACCTTTGACGCCATTGCAGAAAGAGATGCTGCGAGGTAAAATCGATTACCTCTCGAGAATGGTTGAGGATTACTTGAAAGAAGAGTCGAAAAAGACTGAGAAGGCGAGGATCTCATAATATGAGCGGAGCGAATAATGCCTGATAGTGAACAATTGATAAAGAACGGGAAGCCCCAGAAGCCGAGGATCGAGACTGCGTCGCAGGCTCAGACGTGGTTTGGGCTTTGGGAACAAGCGGCTGAAGGCCGTTTGGCGAAGGCGGCGGTTATCGAGGGGATGTTTAACGGGAATCCGCCTTATAGACGGGATTTGAGGGCGAAGGATGGGCAGAACTGGAGGGCGAATTTCAACACACTGGAGGGGGCGAGCCGGAAGGATGCGGCGAAGACTCCGTTCTATGACCTTTTTAACTCGTCGAAGCACTTCTTTGAGGTGACGACGAAGGTGGATAATCCGGAAGGGTTGGACGCTGTGAAGGCGGGGCGGGTGATGAGCGAGGTCTTCGATGAGGTCTTGAAGGAGTGGAAGGACTTTCGGTCGAACGTGAATACGATGCTGGAGGACTTCATCAAGTTCAATAAGGGATTTCTTTGGTGGAGGCGGGATGACTCGTGGCGGTTTCAGCGGTTGCCGTGGCATCGGGTTTACTTTCCTGACGGGACGGGGGTTGATACGGATGAGTGGGATATGTTCGGGATCAGGCATACCTTCTCGGTGGAGCGGATGTGGAATGCGGTGAGGGATCGGGAGAGGGCTGAGGCTGCGGGATGGAACGTGGATGCGGTGATGAGGGCGATCAATAAGGCTGTGCCGGATTGGGATACAGAGGATCCGTTGGAGATTCAAAGACGGCTTAACGAGACGGTGGTGAGTCCGACCGCGATGGCGAATACGGTGCAAGCCGTGAGCGTTTACTGGAAGGAGTTGGACGGGAAGTGGTGCCGGATGATGGTGCCCTACTTTAATGAGGAGAGGACGAGTCCGAGTGGGAAGCCTACGAGTCGGTTGGAGAGGGCGATGCATGAGTTGCCGAAGGCCGAAGAAGAGGTGCCGGGAGATGAGTGGTTGTTCAAGCGGGACGGGATTACGGAGGACGTGTGCGAGTTGATGGCTTGCTTCTTCTTTGAGGTGAATGAGGGGAGTGTGAACGCGCTTGAGGGGCTTGGGAAGAAGATCGTGAGTATGGTGCAGGTGAATGACCGGATCGCGAATCGGATTGCGGATAACACGATGTTGAGGCAATCGATTATCTTGCAGCAGCAGACCGGGAGCAGTGTTGTGAAGAGTGGGTTGGTGCATCAGGGGAACGGGGTGACGGTGATTCCGCCGGGGATGCAAGCGGTGACGGGGGCCTTGGTGGGTGATATTGAAGCTGGGTTGGCAGTGACGCAGGACTTCAATAGGCGGATGGACGTGAACACGGGGGTGTATCGACCTCAGTTCGAGAAACAGAAGGGGAACCCCGAGAGTGCAACGGCAGCTAGTATAAGGTTCAATCAAAGCACGGTTTTGTCAAGTAGTGCCGTGGATCGGTTTCTGGATCAGTTGGATTGGTTCGGGAAGGAGTTGTGGCGGCGGATGAACCTGGAGATGCTGAACCCTAAGAGCGTGGACCCAGGGGTGAAGAGTGCGATTGACTTCCAGAAAAGGTTGAGGGAAAGGGGTGTGAGTAAAAAGCAGGTTGAGGACTCGCTGAAGCGGAAGACGACGAGGGCTATGAGGGCTATCGGGAATGGGAGTATGACGCAGAGGCAGCAGGCGATTGGGGCTTTGGCGCCACTGGTGGGGCAGATGGGGCAGAGGGGGCTCGAGAACTACCAGGACGATTACGTGAGTGCTTACGTGGGGACCGAGAAGGTGAGTCGGTATTTTCCGTTCAACGATCGGGCGAAGGTGCCGACGAATGACGATTGGCAAGCGACGAGTGAGAATAACGATATGCAGCAAGGTGCGCCTCCTTTGCTGGCGGAGGGGCAGAACAGTGAGGTTCACGCGGCGAGGCATCTGGAGACGGGCTTTGCGGCGGTCGAGGCTGTGGAGCAGGGGGCTGATCCTACGAGTGCGGTGGCGTTCTTGGAGATCGCGATTCCGCATATTCAAGAGCATATCGGGTTGATCGGGCGCGAGGAGGTGCGGAAGGAGGCTGAGGCCGCGTTGAAGCAGCTTGAGAGTGGTCAAGGGATGGTCATTGCGAGGGCTGAGGAGTTGCAGGGACAGCGGGAGCAGCAGGAGCAGTTGACGTTCGAGCAAGGGTTGAAGCAGCAGGAGACTCAGGCGAAGCTTGAGGAGAGGGGCTTGAAGTTGGAGCAGCAGATGCAGCAGAAGAACATGAAGTTCGAGCAGGACGCTGAGATAAGCAGGGCGAGGACGCTGAACGAGATTCAGACGAAGAATGTGCTGACCGCGAATCAGGTTGCGAATGAAAACCGAAAACGAAGAAGCTCGGAAAAGGCTTCTTAACGAGATCGAGGAGTTGCTGAGTGGCGAGGAGAGTGAGGCTAACGGTGTTCGGGTTGAGAAACTGATAGAGCGATTGGAGAGACTAGATGAAAGATCCGAGGGATAAGGAGTTTCGGAGTAAGGCGGACTTGTATGCCTATGACAATCGGAGTAGGGGTGCGGGGAAGGGTGATAGGATTCCTGGGTTTAAACCGGGAGAGTATTACGGGAGAGAGATTGAGAGAATCTTCAAACATAAGAAGGTGAAGCGGTATGGCGGCTAAGAGGACGAAGAAGATCGATAAGCATTTGGCGTTGGATGGGATTGAGTTGGAGGCGTGGCGAAGAGAGCCGACGCTGTTGAAGTGGGCGCAAAATCATCGCTACTTCAAGTTACTTGTGACGGTGATGGTGAAAGAGAGGAAGCGGGTTATTGGGGATGACCCGACGGTGACGGAGAACCGGAAGCTCGGGAGAGTGGAGGGTTATGAGGAGGCGATTAACGTGCTACTGGAGATGTCCAGGAGTATGCCGAAGGAGCCGGAAGTGGATGAGACGATGACTTACAACTCGGAGGAGACTTTAGAGGAAAGTTTGATAGACTAAATTATGAGTGACGAGACAAGTGTTACAAGTGGAGAGGCCATCTCGCGTGTAGAGCGCGTGGGAGGTGAGGTTGAAGCTAAGTTTGACGTGGGGGCTTTCGAGAAAGCGAGGGCTGAGGACGATGCGGGGAAGGTGAAGCCTCAGAGTGAGGACGTTCAAAGTGAGAAATCTGTTGCTGATGCAACCGCTACCGAAGGGAAGAAGGAAGGGGAGGAGGATTCAAGGGTAAATGAGTCTTCCTCCCCTTCGAGTGCTCCGATGAACCCTTTCGAGAAGAATCCTACGAAGGCGGCGCAATGGAAGGAGATGAAGACGAAGCACGCGAATGAGGTGGCGGCTTTGCAGAAGCAATTGGTTGAGTTGCAAGAGGCTCAGGGGAAGGGGTCAGAAGAGCTTGCGAAGGAGAGGGATGAGTATCGGAATAGGTTGCGAGAGGTTGCGCTTGAGCGGGATCCGGAGTTCAACCGGAAGTATGAAGTTCAGATGGAGAGCGCGATTGAGGGGGCGAGGCAGGCGGCGGGAGCCAAGGGAGATGAGCTTGCGAGTTTGTTGAAGGGGCCTGGTGGGCCTTGGCGGGATCAGAAAGTTAACGAGTTGCTCGGGGAGGTTGACGATATGTCGAAGGTGAGGCTGATGGGGGCTTTGCAGACCTTGTCGACGATTGAGTTTCAGAAGCAGAGTGAGATACAAGCGAGCTTGTCGAACTGGGATCGGCAGCAAGAGGAGCTGAGTGTGATGAGTCAGCAACAGCAGGCGGAGACCCAGAGGCAATACGAGGAGATCTTCGAGAAGAAGTTAGGGGAGCTGCAAGGGGATGGGAAGCTGGGGAATTGGCTGTTTAAGCAGATTGAGGGGAACGAGGAACACAACAAGTCTGTGGCTCAAAGTGTTGACGAGGCGAAGATCATCATGCGGGGTCAGATGACGCCGGAGAAAGCTGTGGAGATTGCATTGAATCAAGGCGCGTATCCGAGGTTGGTGAGCGCATTCAACGATGTGGTCGCGGAGCGTGATGCGTTGCATGAGAAGCTGAACGAGTTGCAGGAAGCACAGCCGGGGATCGGGTCGCCGGGGATTACGAAGGACGGGGGGACGAACATGAAAGTGGGAGATCCTCAGTATGCCCAGTATTTGGCGAATGGGATTGCGGCAGCGCAGGCACAGGATCGAGCCGGGAAGATGTAGTGGAATTGCTTGTTGTCGTGCCGCTCTCAGCGAGGAATGAGAGCTTGTTCGAAACAAACCTCGACTTGGTGAAGCACCTTGACCCGAAGGGGACGGGGTTCTCGATGTTGATCACGCATGACGGGGAGGTGAGGATCTCGGAGCTTGCGAAGAAGGCGAGAGAGAGCTTCGTGAGTGTCTTCACGATGAAGAGGAACTCAATAGCGGGGGTGAAGGAATATCCGGTGGGGGAGAATCGGGTGTGGCAGCAAAGCGCGAGGTATGTTGAGGCGAACTTCGCGAAGAGTTATAAGGGGTGGTTCTGGTGGGAACAGGATGCGTGTCCTTTGAGAAGTGGGTGGCTGAAGACAATTAAGAAGGTTTGGCAAGAAGGGGGGAAGCCTTTCTGCGGGTATGTCTACAGGGGGCCTACGGTAAGTCCTTTTATGGATCGGTGTGGTGTTTGGCCTACGCATGTGACGAGGTTTCTGCAAGGGGGGACTTTGTATGTGACGAATGCGCCGTTCGATAGAATCGCGGGGCTAGAGGCGTTGCCTAATACGTGTGAGAGTAACTACGTGTTGACAACGCAGAGTGATACGTTTCGGTTAAGTAAGATCGAGCAACGATACCCTGACGCGGTTTTGCTGCGAGGGTGTCACGGGATGGTTCAGGAGGTGTTGCAAGGGAAGAGGGAAGTGAGTGATGTCGATGAGGCTATTGCGAAGAACTTCTATCCGAGTTATCTGGAGCAGACGGAGTGGGATTGCGGGATGTTCGCGTTTCCGTTTTTAGAGAACGGGTGTTACTTTAATCCTGGGCTCGCGAGGGTGAGGGGGAAGTTGCAGCTTTTTACGAGGCAGTTTCAATATGGGGTCGGGAGGATTGAAGGTGAGCAGACGACGGACAAGAAGAGTCGGCTTGTGGTGTGGGAGATCGATGAGAGGACGATGAGTGTGAAGAGCACTAATATGATTCCCGTTGAGCCGAAGAGGCATGTGAATGAGCAGTGGGAGGATCCTAGAGCGATTGTGCATGATGGTGAGGTCTATGTGGGGTTTGCTACTTGGGTGAGAACGAAGGATTGGAAGATACGGCAGGCATTGACAAAGTTGGATTGGGATTTGGAAAAGTTTGACGTGATCGTTGAGCCGGAGTTCGGGGGAAATCATCCGAGGCCCGAGGCGGCGAGTGGGCATGAGAAGAATTGGCAGTGGTTTGTGCATGATGGGCTGTGGCACTGTGTGTATTCACCTTCGCCTCAAATGGTGTTTCGACTTGACGAGCGGTTGAGGGTTCAGAGGCATTGGAAAGGGAAGCACCGGATGAAGTGGGACTTCGGGGATATCCGAGGGGGGTCGCCGCCGGTGAGGTTGAACGATGACGAGTATTTGAGTTTCTTCCATTCGGCTTTGCAGTGGAGGGGGCCGAAGAGAAGGTATTACATGGGGGCTTACACGTTCGAGGCGAAAGCGCCGTTTGAAGTGAAGCGGATGACGAGTGTGCCGCTGTTGGTGGGGAGCGAGAGAGATTTCAGGGCCTGGGAAAGTCCGTTGGTGATCTTCCCCGAGGGGCATGTTTACGAGGAGGGGGTGCATCTGGTGACGTTCGGGGTGAACGACGAGCAGTGTGGGTGGATCAAGATTCCGAATAAGGACTTAATGAAGAGATTGGAACGAGTATGAAGTATTTCTGGTTGATTGCGACAACGCCTGTTCGGGTTGAGGAGAGGAACGCGATAGTGATGGCTCCTTGTGAAGAGGTGGCAGTAGAGGCTGTTAATTTGGGGAGTGATTCGATCTGGGCGGGGTATGTGTCGGTGAGGGAGATACATGAGGAGTTTGTGGACGGAGGACTTGATCGAGAGATTGTGCCTCATTCGGATAAAGCGAGTAAGATACTAGAGTTGTTTTAATATGAGAGTCGAAGAGGAGTTACCGAAGATGCTTTGTATCGTGTTGCCGGAAGAGCCGTGGAAGAAGCAACAAGCTGAGAAGCACTTTTTGAAAGAGGGCCTGGATGTGCTGTTTGTGGATGGCATCTACGGGCCTGTGGTTGGGCTGAGACCTACGAACCCTTTCGAGGATGATGAGCAAGGGCGGGGGAAGTATATCCATGCGAGTCAAGTAGGTTGCTACTTGAGTCACCTGGTGGCACTGAGGACGGCGTTAGCCTTTGAGTGGGACGAGTTCATTATCTGCGAGGATGATGTGAAGTTTTTGCCGGGGTTCTCGGAGAAGTGGCGGCAGTTGAGGGGGAGGTTGCCGGAGGACGCGGAAGTGGTGCAACTCGAGTATTACTTCGGGGGCGATGGGTTGGGCGGTGATTACAATCCGGAGAGGACAGGGGAGTTGCATAAGGTTGCGGAGGGTTTGGCGAGGACGGATAAGTATCCCTATTGCACCGCGTGCATCTGGTGGAAGAGGAGCGCGGCGAAGAAGGCGATTGAACTGTTGAAGCCGATCGATAAGCCGTTTGATACGTCGTTGATGATGAAGGTCTATCCCTTCGTGAGTCACTACTTGGCTTGGCCCTACCTGGCTAGTCAGAAGACGAGGATCAGTGAGTGGGCTTCGACGGTGGGGGATGCCCCGAAGGCGGAAAGCGAGCAACAGAATTGATACCCGAGGAGTGGACATCTCATTTGATCTCGACGAGGTTCTCGGCGGGGTTGGACAAAACGCATGAGCACCTGGATGAAAGGGAGGTGAGGTTCAAACTTTTCTACGGGCTCGATCACGAGGTGTCAGGGATCTGCCATACCCTGCATCCGTATGATCTGGATGATCATGCTACGCATCGGCATTTGTTGCCGAAAACGATCAACATTCATCTCTCGCACTACATGCTGTGGGCGGCGTTGAATGTGTTGTCGGAGACGCCTTACACGGGGCATCTGATCATGGAGCAAGACGTGAGATTTGAGGAGGACTGGGCTGAGAGCTTGGGAGCCGTGCTGGAGTTTCTGCCGGATGATTGGGATCTCCTTTACCTGGGGTCTTGCAACTGTCGGCATTTTGCGGGACCTGACTCGTTGCTGGGTGGGGGGCTTTATAGTGTGCCTTCCGCGAGTTGTCTTCACGCGTATGTGGTAAGGGGGAAGGCATTGCCGGTGTTGCTTGAGAGGTGTGAGAGGGTGTGGGCGCCGATCGATCTTTCGATGCACCAGGACAGGTCGAGGAGGGGGACGAGAGCTTTGAATAGTTACGCGGTGTTTCCGAGGTTGGCAACGCAGTTGGACACGAGGATACCTGAATAACCTATGCTTCCTTTAACGTTTGCTGTGACGCTTGCTGATTGGTCCGAGAACCAGGATATGCTGCGTATGATGTTGGCCTCCTTGAAGCGGCAGACAAGGAAGGACTTTAACGTCATCTTGGTGGATCATCATTACCAAGCGAGGAAAGGGGCTGTAAGAGAGTTAAGGGGTGAGTGCGACTTTGAAGTTCTGCACATGCCACATTTCCCTGCTCCTCATGTGGCGAAGCGTTACATGGATTGCTCGGTGTTCAATGCAGGCTGGGTGATGAGTGAGGCAGAGAGATGTGTGCGATTCTCGGAATGGCGTTTTCTTAAATCGGATTTCGTGGCGACGTTGCTAGCTGAGAAGGCTGAAGCTTTCGTAGATTTCTACTTTCACGAGATACCGGAGGGTGCTGACGTTTGGGATAGGGAGAGGGCACGGATTAAATGGGAGAACGTAGGGGATTACCCTGAGAAGTTTGAGCTATTCTTCAGGACACCGAGTAACTGCTTTGCCAATAATGCTTTGTCTAGGGAGCTTTGGTTGGATGTGAATGGTTTCAACGAGGTTTCGTTCAACTTCTTTCATTGGGAGGACATCGATTATGACGCTAGGTGCGGTCATGCGGGTTACTCGGGTAAACGTATCCCGAATCAGATGTTTCGAATTCACCACCAATACGGGAGTCTACAGAACAGGGCTAAGAGGGAGATGGAACTACCTTTCAAGAGTCTGTGTGCGAGGTGTGAGGCTACGCATAGTAAGGCCGTGAATGAGATAGGCGCTGTCTCTCATCCGCAATGGGTGGAGTGTTTCTCGAAACGTGAGGGAGGTATGGGTAAGGTAGAGCAGAACGGGAAAACCTGGATGGTGTGTGAGGATTGCAATTTCATCTTCCCCGCGCTGCCTGATGACGACATAGTCGCTTATGCGAGTGAGGATAAGCATTACAAGAGATCTCCGATTAACGTATCGGGATCGGGGAGGAATCTGAGGCGTTTGAGCGATGACTTGAAAGGTAAGAGGTGGGAGGAGAAGATCGAGATCTTCAATGCTTCGTGGACAAACCCGAGATACTTGGAGGAGGATGTTGAGTATGGACTATGAGGCTTGCCACAACGCTTTCAAAGGGAACGAGGAGTTATGTGAGGCAGTTCTGAAGTTCAGTGATATTAGCTACTTTCTTCCGATACTCTACTTCGAGGTTCTGATGAGAGGCGAGACGACGTCTATTGAGAATGTGGTGGAACTAGGTTCACGGGAGGGGGAATCTTCTGTTGCGCTTTTCTCTGCCATTTGCGAGTTGAATCGTTGTTACGGTTACAACGGGGTCTTCACTTCGGTGGATATCGACGCTGCCTGCGAAGAGGCTTTGAAGGAGCGGCTTGGGAGAGTAGGGGAGAGGGGTTGTTGGCGTCATATCGTGGGCGACTCGATCGAAGTTAGATGGACAGAGCCGATTGACTTCCTGCTCATTGATACGTCACACGAGGAGGAGCAGACGAGGAAGGAACTGGAGAAGTGGAGTCCGTTCATCAAACCTTCGGGGACGATCTGGCTGCATGATACGAAGAGCACTGAGGGCGTTAGGAGAGCCGCGCTCGCTTGGTTGGAGAAGCAGGGTGCTGGTTGGGAATGGTTCGAGGCTCCTACATATGCAGGTCTGGGATGGTTGAGGAGATTATGATCACGATCGCTTACATGACGAATCGGAAGGTTTGCCACATTCGCTGGTTCCTCGATTCGCTGAAGAGGGAGCTGGACGGTTCAGATGAGGAGGTCCAACTCGTTGTGGTGGACTTCTACAAAGGTTTGCGAGAGCTTGATCTTCGTGATGATCTAGCTGTCACTCACGTTAAACCAAAACCGTGCGTTTGGCAAGGGGAGTATCGACTAACATCAAGGGATTATTTTGCGGCAGCTAACGCGAGGAATACGGCTGTGTGTGTGGCGAAGGGGGACTACCTAGTGTGTGTCGATGATCTGAGTGTCTTGGTGCCCGGGTGGCTCAAAGAGGTGGAGAGGGCTAGGGCTGAGGGCTGGGTAGCTTGCGGGAGTTACGGGAAGGTCAAGGAGTTGAGGGTGAGTGAGGGCAGGATACGAGGTTTTAAGGGACTGGATGAGGAGGCTTTGAGTAAGGCTTTACCGGGGGATGTGGGGAGGGTTATTCTGGAGGGGATGGAGAAGGGGTTTTCTGGCGGGGTGGACTCGAGGTTGAAGAAGATCACTCATTGGGATCCTTTGAGATGTGATGGAGGTTGGGCCTTCGGGTGTAGCTTCGGGGCTCCTTTGAATGCGATCTTGCAGGTGAATGGTTGGGACGAGGATAACGATTCTATGGGCGGCGAGGATTATGCGATGGGGATTATGTTGGTGGCGCAAGGGTTTAAGCTTCACTACATCCCGAGGATGATGACACTCGAGAGTGAAGAGGATCATGGGAACGAGGAGCCTTTTCTGCGTATTATCAAAGAACTGAAGGGGAAGCCTGATGCCTCGCATGTCATGCTGAATTGGCTGAGGACAGGGCGAAGGAAGAAGAGTTTGAACTACATGGGGTCAGGGGGATTGAGAGGTTTGCGGGATTTGGTGCTTTCGACGGGGAAGTTTCCGGTGATCAAGATACCGCAACACGATTGGAGAGACGGGCAACCTTTGAGAGAGATGTGAGATTATGACAGCGTTGAGTGAGAAATTAGAGCATTACGTGAACACTTTCATGCCGACCATTCACGGTTGGTGTGATCCTTTCAAGGCGAGGGACATTATAAAAACGGTGCTCGAGGACAAGCCGGTGATCTCAGTTGAGATTGGGGTCTTCGCTGGTAGATCGTTGTTTGCGGTGGGTGCCGCACTAGAGGAGATTGGGGCGAATGGGCAGGTTTACGGGATAGATCCTTGGAGTTCGGAGGCGTGCGGGCAAGGTTACGAGAAGGATGATCCGAACAAGGAGTGGTGGGATAGCGTGAATATGGGAGCTATTGAGCGGAGCGTTTATGACGTAAGGTCTTACTTGAACCTGACGCACAGGGTGCAACTTCTGAAAGCCAAAGCGGTGAGTGCTTACCCTAGATTTCAAGAGTGGCACAAGAAAGACTCTCCTATCGATTTTCTCCACATAGACGGGAATCATTCGGAGGAGACTTCAAGTGCTGACGTGGAGCTTTATCTGCCTTTGGTGCGAAGTGGGGCTACCGTGTTCATGGACGATACGAACTGGGAGTCGACGAAGAAGGCTCAAAGAATGCTGCTCGAGTTTTGCGAGGAGCCGAGGATTGAGGAGAGTGAGTCGCATTGCTATGGAGTTTACAAGAAGAAGTAGCGAGACGTTCTTGCTTGTTGTGTTGGCGTTCGTGGTAGGTTTTCTATTCTCGATGATCCTGACGGCTTTAAGCTCTTCCTCTTTGACAGCGGAGGCGGAGAAGCGGACGGAGAGCTACCGGCAGGCATACATGCACGTTATGACTGAGCTAGAGATGATGAGAGAGACCTTGAAGATGACGGAGATCTATGCCGAGAGTCTGAAGAAGAAGAAAGCGAAGGACAGTAGCCCATGAAGAGTTATAGTCAAGTGGGTCAGGATTTGTGGGCTCTCGAGAACGTGAAGGAGAGTCGGACGTATCTCGATGTGGGTGCGAGTCAGGCGATCTTTCACAATAACACCTACCTGCTCGATTTGAAGGGCTGGGAGGGTCAATGCTTCGACAAGGACGAGGAGCACCGGGAGGAGCATGAAAGGATGCGGACCAGTGAGTTCTTCGTGTGTGACGGACTGAGCTATGACTGGGGGACTCATTTTGAAGGGTTTGCCACGAAGAGCTTGGGTTACCTGTCGCTGGATTGCGATGAGGATTCGACGGGGGTTATGGAGAGGATTCTGGGCTATGTGCGCTTTGAGGCGATTACGGTGGAGCATGATGCTTACCTGCACGGAAATAAGTATCGAGGAGAACAGAGGAGGTTTTTGCGGGACCGGGGATATGTGTTAAGTCACATGGACGTGAAGTGCGAGCATGGGGGGTTTGAGGATTGGTGGTTGACACGTCCCGAACTTGTGCGATAATCGAGTGGTCGGATTACTATGGGCCAGGCTCTGCCCGTCGCAAGACAAAGAGCTATTCCGTCGAGTGTTAACTCACTTTACCAGGTCGGAATAGTCCCGTTGACCGGGGACAAACAGGAGACACGGACGAGTCGCGAGTGCGATTCGAGTAGCTGTGTCTCGTAAACTTAACTGTTTGTCAGTATGTCTTGCGAAGCTGTAACTAATTTCGTGCATAACGAGACCGGAAGGTTCGTTGTGCCTATCATGCAGAGGCGCGTTTTTCAGCGTAGTCTCTGGTTAAACATCATCCGCCGTGGCGAGTGGCTTAATGGAATGGGCCCGTCACTCAACGTTCTCTTCTACGAGCGTAGTGCTCCCACTGAGGCGGATCCGACATGGACAAATATCCATCCAAGCGGCGTAATCCCTGACGGGGCTGCTGGTGGTAGCTGTCTGCCTCCCTCTGAGAAGATCCCAATCGCCTCGACCACGAGAAGCTTTTCGCTCGAGCGGATTGCGAGAGAAGGTCCTGATATCTGTAACATCGATATCATGCCTGCCTTCGACTTGCAGAACCAGCTTGAGAGCGTTGCCGGGATTCTGGGCGATTACTCGCGGATCTTGTGGGAAATCAAATATCGACACGAGTATTTCCGCTTGTGTCAAACCAAGGTCGTTGTTGACGACTGTGCGAGCGGGGCTACGAGTTCTGATACGTTGGCAACGACGTATCCTTCGGCTTGTCCTACACAACCTCTTCATATGGCGATTGTCCGCTACCACTTCATCGAGCAAATGCGTGATGGGGCGGGAGCTGACGCTTTGCTGAGGGGTGCCGGCGGTTCGCCGCTGGGCATCATGATCGTCTCGAACGAGACACGAGGGAACATCATCCGGCAGAATGGCGATATCCGAGAAGATATCCGCGAGAGTAACATGAACAACCTGCTCGTGCGAGCGTTTGGTGTTTCACACTCTTACGGGGACATCGCATGGTTGGCTGATCCGTATCCTCGTCGTTTCTCTTGCTCGGGTGGCACGTTCACCGAGATCCCGGCCTTCGCGTTGGGTAGCAATGCTACACGAGGACAAGAAGCTGTCGTCAATCCTACGTGGAAGACGGCGGCGGATGAAGAGTCCTTCTTGTTCGATCCCGAGGTGATGGAGTCTCTGATTCCTCGTCCTCCGACTGCACCACATCCGAACTTCCAGTTCGATCCTGTGAACTTCACGGGCGCTGTGACGTTGAAGAACATCATCGATCGAACCTGTAACCCTGATGGGACTGTGATCTATCACCGTCTCCAGTTGGGTCATGCAGGTAAACCGAAAGAGACTTGGCGCGGAGTGGCGTTTGTCCACAATCGTTGTGATCCAATGGGCTGCACTCTCGTCTGCGCCTCCTAACCTGAACAGATAAGGAGAAACGAATATGAGTGTAGCAGTAGATGCAACGCAACGTGACGGGAGTATTCTAAATACTTCCGCCGCAACCGCGAATCAGGTTATCACGACCACCACGACTGTCGATGATCAGGCTTATGCCATCGTCGCTCGGGTTTACGGGGTGTCGACTGATAACTTCGACGAGGCTTTTTTCTATGAGATGAAAGCCTGTTTCTTGAACGATGGCGGGACGCTCGCACAGGTGGGTGCTACCGCAACAACGGTGAATATCGAGACTGTGAATGCCACTCCTTCGCTAGCTGCGACAGGGAGCAACATCGAGGTTCGGATTACACCGGCTGATTCGACTCCCATTACGTGGCGAGCCGACATCGAGATTCAAGCGATCCAGCAGTATATCGCCAATGGCGGTTACGCTAAGTAACAATCAACCGGGGAGGGTAACCTCCCCCTTTTAACTTTTTATGGCAACATTCAATAACGCGGCTCTTCTCGCTCTAGGTGGGCGAATGAACCAATCTAACGTCTCCGCTTACAACAAGGACGACGTGATGAAACTGACGCTGCAAGCGTTGGGCGAACTAGAGTTAACTGCTTCGACTTCTTCCGCTCTAGCAACGTTGTCATCTTCGGATACTTCACAGACACTTACCGTGGATGCTACCGCTGGAGGGGTTCAGCTCTCGGCTTTCTCTGCTGATACGACACAGGTGTATGTATCGGTTCAAGATCAAGCGGTAAGGGTAACCTTCGACGGGTCGGCACCGACTACGTCTCATGGGCATACGCTCGAAGTAGGTTATCAAGAGCTTTGGTCGAAAGACCTCGCTACTGCCGCCAAGTTCATACGCGATAACGGCACGGACGGACAAGTCCACGCCTCACCCTTAAAGTAATATGCCTTTAACTCGATCAGGAACTTCCGTTAGGGAGTATAAAATTCCCTCTTTCTACGAGGCGAGCAACGAAACTCAAGTCAAACAGATCCCCCGCCCTGTCGATAAGTCGCACGCCATCATCGGCACGGCAGACGACGGGAGAATCTACAAGTTCGACGCAACTAGTTCGGCTGCTGATGATGGATACGAAGTGCTCCAGGCTAACGACACTACCTGGAGTGGTCGCTGGTTGTTGACCGCTTTCGGTGGTGCCGCGAGCGGTGCGGGGAGTGGTATCTACAATGTCAAGAGCTTTGGGGCTGTTGGTGATGGAATCACGGATGACAGCACAGCTATTCAAGCTGCCGTCGACGAAGCAACTGCTGCCGGTAACGGAGGTATTGTGTTCTTCCCGCTCGGGACTTACAGCATCGAAACCACCATTGACCTCGCGGAGGGTATCCGGATGCAAGGGGTTGTGGCTCTGGACACTTCAACGGCTGATCACGGTTCTGTGATTGACAACGAAACCGGAGGAGTGGCCTTCAAGGCTTTGCTGGGAGGGGGCTCGCTTGATCGCACGGCTGTTTCGATCGAGCATCTAAGATTCACAGAGGGCACTGCCACAGGCGGCACATACGCTGTCCAGCTTGCAAGTGTCGTGAACGGCTACGTTCAAGATTGCTCGTTCAGCGGGCATAACAATGGTGCGATTCTACTCGATAACTGTATCGGGTTGGACATTGATCGGATCTCCATCACGAGTGCCGATAATGCGGGTATCTTGACCTCAAACGCCAACTCTAGTATCCGGATTCGCAATAGTTACTTTGCGGTTGCAGGTAGTGGTGATGGGGCTGTCCAGTTTGGGAGCGGGGCTGTTGAAGACATCACCATTGAGGATAATCAGTTCACCGCGAACAACGGGAAGGGGGTCTACTTTACGAGTGGCGCTGGGATCACAGCCAAGGCGATTCGCATTCTCAACAACCTCTTCGAAAACAACGATGGGGCAAGTTCGGCGGACGAGGATCTCTATTTCAAAAGGACTACTTCGACTGTCTACACCGGCTGTTTGATCTCGGGCAATAGGTTCACTAGCTCGGGAACCGGATATGCGATGCGCTTTGAGGGACTTCAAAGTTCGTCTATCCGAGACAATACAGCCTCTAATGCTACCCCTGTCAGCTTGTCGTTGGATGCGAACTCGCAAGACAACTTGATCGAGGCGAACACCTTCGCAGGCTCTTACAGCGACTCCGGCACGAACAACGAGCGGGTTGACTCCACCAACGAGTTCGTGGGGCTACAAACAAAAGACTTTGTCAACGACCGGACGAATGCACGGCAAGCGGCGAATGGGGAATACTTTGACGGGGCGTCCTCACTTCTGAGCTGTGGCGATAGTGCATCGTTATCTTTTGGAGATTCTACAAACGACAGTCCCTTTTCGTTGACTGCGATCATCCGTCCAGATTCGCTATCTTCTGACTTTGAAATCGTTGCGAAAGCCAACGCCAACTTCTCGTTTGAATATCGGTTTTGGGTCGATAACTCAGACAACAAGCTGAGGTTCGTTACCTATGATAATGCGGTGGGCGTCTACATCGGCGTGGTGGGGTCGACAGCGTTGGTGGAAGGCCAAACCTACCACGTTGCAGCGACCTACGATGGCGACGCAACGGGATACACAGATTTTAAGATTTACGTCAATGGCGTTGCGGAAACTGTCGCGGATAATTCAGCGGGCGTTTATACAGCGATGCACGACACAACGACGCCGTTGCAGATTGGATACTCTAAACCTTCCGCAAATAGTTACTCGGAGGGCGTCATCCATAGCGGTCTTGTTTACGCCCGTGAATTGACTGCGGCTCAAGTGCTCGCGTTATCGGAAAATGGGAACACTCCCGAAACAGACGACCAATGGGCAGACAATACTACGCAGACCAGCGGCACGTTGACTGTGGGACAGAAATATCGAATTGATACCTACGTAAGCGCAGATGACTTTACGAACGTCGGGGCAGGATCTAACGCTACCGGGGTCGAGTTCGTAGCGACCGGAACAACGCCAACAACCTACTCCAACGGGTCCACCCTTAGAACTATCGGGTGTGTGGTTGCTCTACTCCCAGAAAACATCCGCTCCTCAAACGGAGATTGGAAAGACGCCAGTTCGAATGACCTAGACGCAACTGCAACCTCAGTATCAGTCCTTCGCAAACCAGCTCCGCAAATGGCGCACGCTCCGAGTGATTCCGCCTCGGACATCATTGAGGAGATCACCGCAGGGGACGGTGCGACCGTGCTGCATCGTCGACACGGTAACGGGGTGGTCAAGAATGGCGTCATCGCGTTTCAGCGGACGGCAGGTCACGGCTACGACGAGATTATCCAGACTGGAGCCATTGCTGACAATGCGACTTGGGTGTTGAATGATAACATTCTTGGCTCGCAGGTTCGCGGGTTCATCACAGTCACTAACTCTCAAGGGGCGGGTCTCCAATGCGCGATCGTCGCATTGCAGGGGACGAACGGTGCTCCGGTATTGGTCTCTGATCCCTTTTCAACTTGGAGCATCACAGCTACCACAGCGTCAAAGATCAACATCTATACGGATGCTGGAAACAGCAACAAAACGACCATCGAAAACAAGACGGGCGGAACGATCAATCTCACTATCCGAGTTCAATCCTACTATTTAGCGTAAACTTAAACACAAGGAAAATCATGACTACTCCCTACGGGGCTGTTGCCCTTTCAGAAGATATCCGAAACACACGAGCGCAGCTCAAGGAGCTTGCGGACGTTGCCCAGCAAGGCGTGGCTCTCGCTGACACTGTCTTGGGGCCAGAAAATCTAGGGTTCAGAATCGCCAAAGGGGAAGCACCCAAGGAAAAAGAGATTGCTCCGTTGCAAGCCCAATTCGCAAGACTCAAGGCAAAACTCGATGCCCTGAACTCGGCTATTGAAGTCAAGACGGTCAAGGATTACACGAAACTTGCCTCCGCTGAAGCTGCTACACCAATAAAGCTTTAACAGTGAAGCCACACTACTCAGACTGGGCACAACTGTATTATGGCTAGCACACTTCCATCGGTCTCGGACTGTTGCTCTCCCTGCAACGGTGAGGTAACAACGCAAGTCCCTGGGCCTACTGGGGCCTCGGGGTCTAATGGGTCCAACGGCACCGATGGAACTAACGCCTTTACTACCTTGACGGCACAATACACGATGCCCGCCGAAGGTGCGAGCAGTAGTGCGACTGTGGCGGACTCCGAGTGGATGTCTGCGGGGATGGTCGTCTACGTCGAGAATCTGGGTCACATGCAGGTGGCGGCAGTCACGTCATCACCGTTCACTTCTGTCTCTCTAACGAATCTTGAAGATACCGCTACCTCGGCTTACACTTCGAACTCGGCACCAGGCACGATAGCGGCAACGAGTTCAAAGATTTCTCCAGCAGGTTTACAAGGCCCAGATGGTGATACGGCAGGAAATGCTCCTGACTCAGCTAGCTACATCACGGTGAACGCTGAAGCGTCTCTCTCGGGAGAGTCTGCGGTCTCCGCTATGGCAGCACCCGGGGCAGGAACTTATGGGGATGTGCTCGAGGATCAATCGGGCACGATGGTCAAAAGGGCTATCGGGGTTGCTCACGAGAACTCGGTCACGGTCGATGACGCAGCGGGCTTGACTACGGGGTTAGTCGTAACGGCTACCGCGAACGGGATAGAGACGCCGACGGCAGCTACCGCTAGGACAGCCTTGGGGCTTGGGTCTGCCGCTACAGCATCTACGGGAGCAGCGAACGGGAATGTGGTTCTGGTCGATGACGCCGGGGGACTCTCGAATGGGAGAATAGCTTTCGCGACAGCTTCGGGGATCGAGTCGAAGACTTCGGCTAATGAAACTACTGCGATTGTTCTAGCAGGGGGTTATGGGTTGCTCGGGGAGTCATTGGGTGTGGATCTTGACAACGGAGGCACTGTCCCTGCGGACGTGGCTACGATCACGATGCCAGGGGGACGTTACCGGATCGATAAAATCACTTGGCAGGGCTCATCGGCGGCTATCGGGACTGCTGCTGTAGGTATCTACACAGGGGCAGGTGCAACGGGGGACACGTTAGTGACTCCGGCAGCGATAACTCTACCCACTGTGAACGATTATGAGGATGCGACGAATAACGCAGCGACGATAGGGGCCAAGGTTTATACCGTTACTACGATCTATGTCCGTCTGACGACTGCCGAGGGAGCGGCGGACACGGCGAATGTTCACGTTTATGGTTGGAGGTATTCATGATTTATGAGCGACGAAGAAGTCAAAGAGTTGAAAGAAACTCTCAACGAGATCAAACGTTTGCAAAACGATCAAGGCAGGAAGCTCCACGATTTAACCGTAGCTATAACAGGGGATGATAGCAAAGGTTTAGAAGGTGTCGTTCAACGCCAAAAGAGTCAGGGTCAAAGGATAAAGATAATCGAGTGGTTAGGGAGCGGAGTGTTGATCTTCCTCATCATCTCGAACGAGATGTTTAGAACATTGTTCGTGACGTTATTGAAATGAAAAAGTTCCTCGCAATTCTACTGGTTCTCGGTTTCACAGGCTGTATGTCCTCGATGCTTCCTCAGAAGCGCACCGAGAGTGTTCAAGCTACTGAGAGTATCGCGAACGCGCAGAACTTGATGATTGAGAAGGTCACAACGAGTGGGATGGGGGCGGATGGACAACCTTTTCACGAGGAGCTTAAGCTCTCTCACGACTCTTCTTCGAACGCTGGAGCGCGGGAGGATGTCTCTTCTAAGATCTCGATCCCTGTTATGGTTTCGATCTTCATCGGTTGCCTAGGTCTCGTTCTCTTGATGGGTATGTGGATTCTCTTCTCGAAGTTCTCGAATCTCGGGCGTGCTGCCGATAACGGTTTGGCTACTCTCGCACGGAGTATTCAAACGATGGCAGCTACGGTGCCGGATCCGACGGTGAAGGCTCAACTACTCGGGCTATTAAGTGAGGCAGAGAAGCAAAGAGGTAAGCTGAAGTGAGCATCGCTGATCAGTTCGGTTCCTATGCAGGCTTCAACATCGTAAGACGAGGAGTCAACACCTCGCTTGCGTCAGAGGCTATCCCGGCTGATCAACTCGCATGGATGGTGAACGGGACTACTCGGAATGGGTATCCTCAGTGTCGCCCGGGCTGGAAGCAGCGAGTGCTTAGATTTTTAGATGAGGACGGGGCTGTTGATACGGCGGTTCGAGACGCTTTCGAAGACGGGTGCTGGCAAGGCGCTCACCCTTACACCGATACAAGAGGTGCGACCTCGATCATCGTATCGATCTCGGGGCGGATCTTCCGTCTTGACCTCGACTCATATGAGGTTACCGACCTCTCGACATCGTCGGGAGAGACGAACCCCTCGAATCTGAACAAGGTTTGGATGGTCCAAGCGGAGGAGTTCTTGATCGTTCAAGACGGCTCCTCTGTGCCGCTTATCTACAACGGGGCGAGCTTACGTCGAGCGGAACCTAGGTCAACGACGGGGAGTGACGAGGTTCCGGTGGGCACTGTGATGGCTTACAACAAGGGCCGTCTGTGGGTGGCATTGCCCGATGGGAAATCTTTTGTGGCCGGAGACCTCACTTACTCGGTGACGGGTCAGACGAAGGACTTGCTCTCGTTCACGGAGAACAACTTCCTCAACGGGGGAGGGGCCTTCACTGTGGGCGAGGATGCCGGTAAGATCGTGGCGATGAGATCGGTGGCAATTCAGGACACGACGACAGGTCAAGGACCGCTTCAGGTATTCACTACCAAAGGGGTTCTCTCGGTGGACGCGCCGTTCGATCGCGATCAGTGGCAGAACTTACGTTCGCCTATTCAAACAATCTCCATTCTCGGAGCAGGGGCAGTATCGCAGAACTCGACTGTGAATGTCAACGGGGATATCTGGTTCAGATCAGCCGATGGAGTTCGCTCCTTCTCGATAGCGAGACGCGACCACGGGACTTGGGTGAACACAGCCCTCTCCTCGGAGGTTGACCGTATCCTCGAGCGGGATAACGCGCACGCTCTTCAGTTCGGGAGCGCGGTGCTCTTCGATAATAGGCTTTTACAGCTCGCGGCGCCTTACCGTTATACGGATTCGAGCGGGGTTGAGCATGGTTATGTCCATCAGGGTCTCGTGGCACTAGACTTTCACCCTGTGTCGAGCATGTTCGAGCGGGGTCGGCCTCAGTGGGAGGGTGTCTGGACAGGGCTGAACATGCTCCAAGCGGTTTACCATCAAGACGCTGATCGCTGTCTGATCTTTACCCTCGATACCTCGAGCGATGATATCCAACTGTGGGAGTTGTCGAAGGAGGACAAGTTTGACTCGGAGGATAACGCCATCGAGTGGGTGGTCGAGACTCCCTCGTATCGGTTTAACGACGACGGGTGGAGCTTGAAGAAGCTAAGGACGGCTTCGATCTGGTATGACCGGTTGACGGGGCAGGTGGACTTCGTGACGAAGTTTCGACCGGATAACGAGCCGGTGTGGCAAGCTCATCACTCTTGGCAGGAGCAGGCGACCTACAAGGATTGCAATCTTGTTCCGTGTAATACCCCCTCTAACTACCGGGAGCAGTATCGCTCGAGGGTTCGGTTGCCTGAGTTTACAGGGGATTGCGACACGGTGACGCTGAAACCTTACGCGAATGGGTATACTTTCTCGATGCGGATCGAGATTACAGGTTTCGCGAGGATCAAACGGTTGCGTTTAGAGGGCATGGAGATTCCAGAGGATTACAGCGGGGCTTGCCCGCCTGCGGCAGTGTCCGCGACGTCGGTCACAGGGTGCCCAGAAGACGATTTTAGTTACACAACCACCACGTAATATGGCAGTAGCAACTCTCAAGATCATACCGGGGACGCTCCCTACGGGCTATTGCTGGCCTACTGACCCGCAGACCTACAACAACGATATCCTCTCGAGGGCAGTTGTCAACTTTGAGTCCTCGTCGTTTACGGTGGTCATCGTGTCGAGCGCACAACCGGCGGCAACGGATCGAGATAAGCTTTGGCTCGATACTGACAATGATCGTATTTACAGATGGGATGGAGGGGCCTGGATACATCGACATCCTTACGAGGCGAACGGGAAGGTTCGGTTGTGGTATGCGGGAACCCTTACGGAGCTTTTGACCTTCGACGGAGGTGCGTCGGGGACCGTTGGAGCGTCGAGCGGGCCTATGTGGGAAGAGGATACGACTTACCAAGGGCGATTTCCGCTCCATGCGGGGGCGCTTCCTACGAGTGCTACTGTGATCGGGAAAGGGGATACGGGAGGAGTTGACCAGGTTACTTTGGCCTCGAATCAGCTTCCGGATCATACGCATCTCGGTAAGGCTTATGTGCGAATCTCGGGCGGGAACCAACCGAACGACCCTTCAGGGTTGACGGATGACGGGTTTCACGAGAACTCGGGGCACACTCATGGCTCGTCGGCAACGTCTTTCGATGTGATCGGGGTGCAAACGACGAGTCTGGAAGGGACATCTGGAGAAGCTTTTGACTCGCTTAATCCGTATAAAGCGGGATACTGGATCAAGAGAACGGGACGATTGAACTACAAGGGATCGTAAATGAGTTTCCTGACGCTAGGCGAAGCGAAGTCGACAGTCGCAAGAGCACTCGGTATGTGCTCGACGGATTCCCGTGTCGCTGACCATATCAACGAAGCGCAAGAGCGTCTGTTGAACCGTCCTAATCAGTCAGTCGGAGGGCTCGCGAGGTATCGATTCTGTATCAACGATAGTTGTATCGTGCTTCCGAGGCAGATCCGCACTGTGGAGAGCTTCGCGGTTTGTAATACCCCGGGCATCGTTCGCCCAATCTGGCATGAGTTTCTAGGGAACGGGACTTATCTCTATGACGGGGATAAGTCGATTGGGCGTGAGTTGCTGGATCATGGGAGGGTGGCGACATTCAACTCCGTGGCGAGCGGGAAAAGCATCACCTCAATTGCGATTACGGCAGGGGGTAGTGGGTATACGTCTGCACCGACGGTGACTTTCACGAATGACTCTACCGACACGACAGGTAATGGGGTTACGGGAACGGCTGTCCTGACAGGGGATGCGGTTACTTCGGTGACGATTACGAACTCGGGTTCGGGTTACACCACGGCGCCTACGATCTCGTTCTCGGGAGGAGGGGGCACAGGAGCTACCGCGACGGCGAGTATCGGGTATAACCGCAAGATTCGGGCTCTCTCGAGCACGGCTGCGGATGATGCTGGGAAAATCGTGACCGTCATGGGCTACGATGAGAACGCTCAGTGGATCCGGACAGAGGTTGCAGGGACTTGGATCGACGGTGAGCAATTAACTTTAGCAGCGACTGCTGTAAACTCGACAAACACTTTCACGAAGGTAACGAGGGTAGTGAAAGAGGTGACTGACGGTCGAGTAGATATGTGGACTTGGGATTCAACAGCGTCGATAGAGCAGAGGCAGATAGCGGCTTACGAGCCGAGTGAGACTTTGCCGACGTATCGAAGAATGCTTTTCCCGGGTCTATCGAATTACGGGGCGTGCGCGGCGTCTACCTCCTCGTGTGAGAACAAATCTCTCACTGTTCTTGCAAGGCTTCGCCACGTTCCCGTATCGGTAGACAACGATTTTCTCGTGATCGATAACTTAGCTGCGATCAAACTAATGTGCATGGCGATACAGAGAGAAGACCAGAACAGGATACGGGAGGCGGAAGCCTTCGAAGGGAAAGCACTCCGCGAGATCGAGGGGGAACTCTCAGCGCATCTTGGCGACGGAGTAAAATTCGATATCAAACACGTAGACGGGGGCTCCGGAGGAATGGAAGTCTTTAACCCAATTTAGTTATGCCGATAGGATTAGGTGCAGGACTTGCGATGTCAGCGGTAGGCTCTATAGGAGGCTCTGTGCTCGGAGGTCTCATAGGTGGCGGTAGCAAGCCCAAAGTCCCGAAGTTTCATGCAGTGGACGCGGGCGAGCAACAAACGCAGACCATCGAGGATAACCGGCAGAGCTTAGCCTCCCTGGAGGCTCTCGGACGGGAGGTCAACGCGTTGCAGATCAGGAACCAACGAGCCGCGTTAGATGCTGGCTTGCCCGGGCAGTTTGCTCAAGCAAGTTCGAATGTATCGGCGTTGCTTAGAGGCGAGATTCCGACCGATGTATCACAACAAGTTCGACGAGCTTCAACGGCACGTAGCTTCGCGGGAGGCTTTCAAGGCGCGGGACTTAGCTCGAACTTGACCGCGAGGGATCTCGGGTTGACGTCGCTTGGGTTGCAGCAGACAGGTTTCCAGCAATTCGGGGCTCTAGCTCAACTGATCAACCCCAACCCGTTTAACGTGCAAACGATGTTCTTCTCTCCTCAGCAACGTTTGCAACATGCGACGAATGAGCGGAATGCCCGTTTCCAACGTGATCTCATGGCGGCTGGGGTGAAAGCTGCCCCTTCACCCATGCAAGCGGCGATAGGCCGGGGCGTGAGCGCCTTCGGGCAAACGGTAGGTCAATTTGGGGCTCTCGCAGCAGGACAAGCGTTTATGAAACAGAGCGTTCAAGCCTCTAATGTTCCTACCCTTTCTAAGAACAATGTTCAAGGAGGCTTCCCTAACACAGGGCAACCAGGTAGTGGGGGCTTGATGGGGATGTTCGCATAAGGTTAGGTATGGCAGATCCAGTAGCACAGATTTTTCAACAGGCTCAGTTCGCGACAGGGGGCCAAGGTTTCGGAGACTTCTTTGCGAGAGGCGTGCAGATAGCCCAGCAGGATCGTCAACTCGATCAAGCGGATAGACGACTTAATCTGGAAGAGGAGCAGACTAGGCTAGCTAACATATCAACTGCTCTGAAAGTTAAAGCGGGAGAAGCGTCGCAACTGGCTCAATTGGCGATGCAAGAACAGGACGTGATTGCTAATCAACGTATTGCTCAATGGTATAACTCCGGCTCGCCCGTGGATCAGATCGATGAGGTGATGCAATCGACCTATGGCACATCGGAAGATAACCCGGTGCGTGATCAATTTATTAAGAGAGCGGACGCGCTCATGACTCTGCAAGATAGAGTGAAAGAGAGGGCTCAGATCACATCCGAGGAGAGAGCTGCACGTCCCACTTTAGAGCAGCAGCAGTTGGCTCGTCAAAGGATCATAGACTTGGTTGGTCCTGCCGCTAAGCTATCAGTGGACGCCGAAGGGAACGTGACAGGCTCAACGCCTACAGGGCGTAATATCACAACTAGGATAAACCCGGACGGTACTGTTGAGGTTATTGAGACATCGGGTGCCGGGGAAAGCTCTGGACTGTCTGCGGCAGGGATTAACAAGGTTGAGGAGGGTCTAGGGGCTGCTACGGACGTAGCGGTGATGGGAGCTAACATGATCAACATGGCTGATCCCTCGACGATAGGGCCAGGGGGTCTAGTCTCTAGGATACTTGAGCGTTTGGGGGTAAATGATCCTGGGGCAGCTTCGGACTTGGCTACGCAACTGCCGCTTTTTCGAGCTAAAATTGTTCCTCAGTTGAAGTCGGATAGCAACATAGCTGAACCTGAACGAGCGGGACTCACAAGAGAGCTTGAACTCAACTTCATCGACAACCCGAAGAGATATAAACGTGCAATGGCTAGAACGTCTCGTCTGTTGGTCGAGAGTGCGAAACGTAAAGCGCAACGTGCAGGTTTGAGTATTCCCGATAGCTTGAAGGTGGATCAACTTGACGTCTCCTTGTTGACTCCTAGGGAGATCATGGAGAGGTTTCATTCGGGTGGTTTTGGGAAGATAGCAACAGATGAAGCGACTCTCAAACGTCAGGTCCAAAGGGTCAACGAATTGATGAATCAATCGTCCTTTAAGGACAGCGAGGGGTCTGTGTTAAACTTCTTGAAGAAAGACTCATAATCGATGCCCGACTTTACCTCACAGATAATGGAAGGTATCGAGACCGCTGCTCGAACCGAGAGTCTCCCGGTAGACATTGATCTCACACCTGATCGACCTCTAGCTTTTATCGAGGATGATCCTAGGCTCGCTGCGGATACGACCGTAAACTTCTTGTCTAGGCATTCTCGACGTGATGAGGAAGGTGCGTTCATACCCCTTGACACGGAAACAGGAGTCGATTTTCTCACACGTTCTAAGGTAGGTCTCACAGACAACGAGGAGAGGCAGCAGGAACTCCTACAACAAGCTTTTAAAGGGTCTGTCGTCGAACCCATCGAAGGAGGCAACTTCATTATTAGAGGGGTCAAGGATCCTGAGACCGGCGCTCAGAAGGATCTTCTATTCGATGAACGTTCGATGTCGTCAGGGGATATCGCCGATCTGTCGAAAGCCTTACTAGGCACAGGGGCAGCTTTCGCGGCACTCGCAGCACTTCCTGCCACCGCGACGGCCACAACGGGCATGGGTATTGCGGCGACGATAGCCCGGTTAGGGGTTATGGCTACTGCGTCTACAGGTGCCGCGAAGTCAGCAGAGGCTTTAGGGGAAGCCTCTACGGTGCTGGGCACAGGAGGTGGGCTGGAAGAACTTAGAGATGTCGGGAAACAGTCCTTGAAAGAACTCCCAGGGGAAGGTCTCTTCGATTTAGGTCTAGGTCTACTTCCGCTAGGGATGGGCCGCATGGTGGATAGAGCTGTAACGGGTGGCAGAGGGTTCGTTCAAACTCAAGGCATCGAGGCGATAGGTAGGATCAAACAAAAAACAGGCATCACGATACCTTTATCCGTGGGGGAATCTACGGGACGCCCTTTCATACTGAGAGCTGAGGGCATAACAGAGAAGACACCTGTAGGCGGCGGAATGCGGAACGTTTTCGTAGCTAGGCAGGAGCAGGCGATACGTGACGTAGAAAGGTATCTGCTAGGAGGTGAGGGTTTACCCCGTTTACAGGACGTGAACGCAAGAGCTTTGAGGTTGCTTCAAGAGCACACGAATTTGACCGACGAGAGGCTTTTGGCTGAGACTTTGGCGAACGTTAAAGCGGGTTCTGACTTCATTAAGAATCAGATTATGAGGTCGACTCCTTTGGCTCGTGTCTCTGTTGGAAAGCAGGCGACGGGGGAAGTGACCAGAGGGGCTTTAAGAGCTTCTCATGCAGCATTTCGAGCTAGAGCCGAGAAACTTTACGAGCCTATCCTGAGAGTTGATCCGAAGTTTAACGTAGCACCTATCAAGAAGCAGGTCGCAGAGATTAGGAAACAGTTCACTAAATCGACTATCCCAGAATCTAAGAAGATAGTAGATACTGGAATGGTAGGGGAACGTGGTGAAGCGATCACCAAGGAAGTCATTGAAGGAGGAGGGCGGGAACCTATTCCAGAGTTTATCCCTTCAGGTTTGAGTCGGACGCTACAAGGCTTCGACAAACTGGACGATGAAATACCTCTCTCGGAACTAAGAAATCTCAGAACACAGATTAACGATGCGTTAAGTGACGGTCAAATACTTGATGACGTTCCCAGTAAACGCTTGAAGGAGCTGGCAAGCTCCATCACGAGAGCCATCGAAGAAGGTGTTGACGCATTGCCCTCAGATAGTTTGAAGTTCAACCTAGAGAGAGCGAATAGTTTCTACCGGAACAATATTGAACGCTTTCAGGTAAAGGGTGTTAATGAGCTGCTTGCTACCTCCACACAAAAGAAGATCGGGCCTTTCCGCGTAGTGAATGAGGCGAGTCAAGACCCTGATCAGTATTTCCGATTGAAGGAGGCTCTCACCTCCGAGATGAAGGACCTTGAGAACCCTGAAGTCAGGCTCGCAGGATTAGCGGCTTTCGACACTTTAAAACGCTCCATCCTCGACACCCTAACGGGTAACGCGCTCGCTGGGTCGAATGTGATGAACGTCAAACGCTTCGCGGAATTGTTCTCGGGCCTCGAAGCGGAGATGGCAGATGACCTTCTAGGTAAAGGTTCTCAAGGGCTATTGAACGAAGCTCTAAGCCGAGGTTTGATAGACGAGAATGTGCCTATCGAAATGGCCTTGAAAGCTTTGCGAAAACCGGGAGCGACAGCCGACAGTTTAGAGCGAATGGTCAAGGCTTCTAAGAAGGAAAGCAGGATCTACAAAAACTCGATCGTTCAACGCTTAGTCAAAGGGAACATCGACGAAGGTAATGTTCGTGACTTCATACGTTCTGACGAATTCGTCGATAAATACCTCGACATCGGTAGCTTGGACGAAGTCGAAGAAGTCATGAGCATCATCAAACTAGATCCAGATCTCTATGAGGATGTTCAACGGCGCACGATCCACAAGATCTTTTTGGACGCCGCCAGAACCGTCCAACCTGAAGATACCCTACGTTCTCTCGATGCTGAACCCGAGAAGGTTCTTAAGTCTATCGGCATAGCGAAGATACTAGGCGACGAAAACACTCGTAACAAGCTCTCTAAGGTAATTGAGCCAGAGGCTATGTCTATCCTGGGTGATCTCGCAAGAGTTGCCTCGATGAGAGAGCAAAAGGATAAAGCTACCGATGCTGTTGGAGGCTTAGTCGCTGGAGGGCTTATGGCCGATATCATGACACTTAGCCCTAAGAGCTTCGGTAAGCACATAGGTTACGGTGTAGCAGCGGCCATATTGTCCAACCCTGTGACGAGAGCTATTGCTACGCGTGCAGGCAAAGGGGACAGAACTAAAATGGTGCAAGCAATGCTGATAGCTTCCCCTGTTCTACGAAGTCTCTTGATAGACGAGACTCCCGATGTGGCCACCTCATTAGGTATTATGGTAGGTGATTCAGTCGGTTTAAACGCACCTTCACCGGATGAAGGAGGCTTCGTCGAAGAAGACTTCACCGCTCAGATACTCTCAGGTCTACCCTCTCTCGAGGAACCGACAGGGGAAGCTGTTGCACCTTAGTTTACCAGAGTAGGTCGCCGGTCCGGAAGATCCCTCGTTCCTCTTTAGCCGTAGCTGAAAGACTTGCGTGGGAATTGTCCTCGATTGGCGGTGAGTAGACACCTGCGTAAGCAACGTCAGTTGCCCCTTTCCCAGCGTAGATTGCAACATCACATTTGCCGGTGATTTGTGACATATCGAGGCTCAGAGCGCCTAGGTGCATCACTCCGACATGACAGTCATACACATAGTTCTCGGTTCGACTCCTCTCGGATTGCATGAAGACTCCCACTTTGAAGTTACGAACGATGCAATTGGTGATCGAAGAGTGCTCTTGTATCTTACCTACTGTTGTTTCCTCGCTGACGACGCTCCCATAGGGTGTTCTCAACGTGCGTTGCCCGGGTAGTGTGTGCTCACCTATACCCACTCGAGGGTCATCAGAGAAAACCCCTGACACCGATATGTTCTCGATAGCGTATTCCGTCAAGTGACCTACCACAAGGATGCCTGAGCATCTACCTCCTGACACGGTCAACGAAAGATCTTTCACGACAGTCCCCTCTCTCCCAGTGGATGTGTTGTTATGATGATAGGTGCCTTGTCCACACAGAACGATACCTGGGTTGCTGTCACGCGAGAGTTTGTCGCTAGAGCCATGGAGTCGTTCGGAAGGAGTCTCTCGAAAGTCAACGTGAAGCTTGGTGAGATGTCTGCCTTGTCCTTTGAGTGTAATTCCAGGAGGCACGAAGAGAGTCGTCATCGCTTTAAGTTCACCTGCAGGTAGCACGATGCTGCCCAGACCGTTCTCTTCTTTGATGATGTGGTTGACGATCTCTTGAAACCTCGCCGTGATATCACGACCATTCTTGTAGCTCTTCGCGAGTTCGGGATCGAGCCCTGCAAGAAAGTGATACTCCCCTGAAAAATTGCAATCGACCTTCCCTTGAACCAGCTTGGCCTGAGAATCAAGTAACTTATCCTTCTTCAAGTTCAGGTCTCTAAGTCCTCGCTTCAGTTCCTCGAGACCCTCTTCCATGTCGGAGAGGTCAGGTTGAGGACCGGCATCACGAGGGAAAGCCGAAGGCGCGACCGTGGAGTGTCCCTCTGGGATAGCTTCTCGTTGCTCGAGTGCCACGATGCGCTTCTCCAGATCTTTCTTGGCGGCTTCGAGTAAGGCGATTGAGCCCCGTGTCTGAAACAAATCGTCGGGGACTTCGATCTCGGAAGGGAGTGCTATGTTGATAGGTAGCTTCATAATGATTTTTGGATTGAAAGTGAGACCGAGGTGTTTCGCCTGAACCCGTCGATGGGCTAGACACCTCGGTCTTGTGTAACGTTGTATGAGGATTCGATCCGCAACTATCCAATTACGGACTCCTCTGTTTTTTGTAATGAACTCTGACGGGTAAAGTTTCAAGATACTCGAGGTGTTTCATAGGAGGGACAAACAATAAAAAACCTCCGTTACAGGATCTCCCTGCACACCATGCCCCGAGTATCAAAACCAATAACGGATAACGTAAGCGATAGTGAGCCATACAAGGACTACAGTGGTGAACGCATCTAATGTCTCGTCTCTTGTCATATCAGCACCTCGTCTTCCATGCCCCAATCGGAGCCTATCGTGCCCTCGGCAGGTATCTCGATCAACTGACCAGCGATCTCCACCTTGTTCTTGAAATACTTCTTGATCGCGACTTTCGCCCAAGCTTCATCCTCATCTCGAGCTTGAGCTAGCAGCGAATCATGGACACATAGGATAGGCTCAAGACGCATCTCGCCGTCCTCTCTCACGTTCTCTTCGTCGAACCATAGATTGAAGAGTGCCAGCTTGGTGAAATAGGTTGTGAAGAACTGAGGCATACTCGAGAGGGCCTCCTTCAATGTTGAGTTGTTAGCCTGCTTAACACCCTGACGCCACTCGGCCTTCCGCCCTTGGAACAATCGACGGTGCCCAACACCAGTATCGAGCCACCCTTGGTTAAGCAGGGCGTCACTCACATGGTTCTGCCACTTCTTCACGCCCTCCCAGCGGGAGAAGAACGCTTTCTGGAGTGCCTCGACATCCTTCTTCTTGAGGGTGAGAGGTGATGCCGAAGCCAGCTCCAGAGGTAGCGTGTGGAGGGAGTGTTTGAGGACTGTCTCGGTCATAACCTTCCAGCCCATTCCATAACTAGAGTTCCCGGTAATACTGATCTTGCCGTTATGTCTGACCATGAAGAAACCTGTCGAGGTGACAGGACAGTAAACCTTATGATCACGTTTAGCACTCTCTGAGAACTCGTAGAGAGAATCTAAATCCGCGTAGCTTCGAGAGTTAAACTTAATCGAATGCACTGTCGACCCGTAACCACTCGTTCTTACATCATTCCAAGTGTAGCTTCGCATCACTAGTTTACTCACCGTGGCTAACCAATCCAAGTGCTCTCTGTTAACCGCAGAGACCTCAAAAGAGTTAACATCTGTCCGATGACCGTCCCAATGAGCATGTTCCGTCAAAAATAACTCCAACGATTGGACGTTCCACGTCAGTAGATACGCACCTGCCTGTTTGTAAGGGTGCCACGTTTGAGCCACATCACCTTTCGTCGCAATGGTTGTCGTGCCGTCCTTGTTAAGCGTTATCCTGTAAGGTATATTCGCCTCGCGTAGCAGTTCTTGAATTCTCAAGATCTTACGTTGTTTCTTGAAATGCCAAACCACCTGCTTGTGACTTATCGTTCCGTCTGCTTGGAACGCGGCGATGAGTTGAACATGCTCCTTCTCTTTACCTCCAGTGTAACAGCTCGACATCGGCAAGGAAGCACCTTTGAATCCGTGCAACTCTTCCGCAGTCTTATGTTTTGCGTTCCCATTTGTGGTGTAAGGCAGTGTATGACAAGGTGTAACGATTTGCGATAAACTATTCCCTCTCAACCGATACATTTTCCCCTTGTGTTCGCCTTGGTAAACGTCTTCTGGCACTTCGAAAGAACTGAATCTCGTATGCAGATCGTAGATCATGATAGGAGTCCCTATCTGATACTCATCCAACCTTACCCAACCCCCCGGCGTAAGAACCTCATGATCACCCGTCACGCACCCATGCACCGCGGCTTTACAGGCAGGGTAGAGCCACTTAGGCATCTCGCCCGCTAGCTCTTTCAAGGAGCGTTTGATCTCGTCCCTCGTCATGCCTTGCACTTTCTCGGGTCCAAGATGAACGATGAGGGACAGAATCTTGGCAGGTTTGAGACCTGCTTCAAGGTCATGTAGCATCGTGGCATCCCCTAACCTAGCACACTCCGCTGCAACTGTCCAGTTGTCCGCACCCTCGAGGTCGAACTGATAGAGAGACCTACCAGGGTCTGCGACACAGACCCTCCGCAAATCCTTGTTCAAAGCCTGACGGTTCATCCCGGTCCCGGTCGGAGTCTTGCTCTCAGCCATTCTCCCCGTCTCCTTCACGAGAGAGATCGAAGCCCTGGCTCGTTGATCCTCGTCAAGCTTCACATTCAAGTCACTCGAGATCTTCCGAAGTCTGCGAATCTGTAGGCACCACAAGGCCCTCACGTCCTCCGTCTTCGCGTAGAGCTTAGCAAGAGCTTGCATACTCGACACGACCTTCTTCCCGGGGTAATTCGTAGTCCCCTCACCCGCTACGCGCCGCACGCGGTCCTTCTCTTCTTCGAAGGAGAACTGTCCTCGATCATTGACGAGCACCCGGGGCAATTCGCAGACAGTATAGAGAAACGTCTGGGCATCTCCGTCCTGTTGCGTAGACCCTACGTTCACCGCGACGCCTAACGCTTGACTCAGCTTCCCGAGTAGTGCCTCGCTCACGCCATCTTTACGGATCTCCGCGATCAACTTCTTAACTTCGATCCAGTCTTCTCGCTTTGACTTGAGTATGAACTCCTCGCACTCACTCAGGCGGGCAGGCTCCGCGTCAACGAGCTTCTCCTTCGTGACTGGCATAGGCAGATAGCGAAGTCCCTCGAGCTTCTCATCGAGCACCCCACTGAGAATCTCTGCTACCTCTGGATGCTCTAGTGTTAGCTTCCCGCCGCGCACCCACCTCTTCCCGTTGTGCTTCATGGGTTGCCATCTCTCGAGGGTCACGGTGGCTTTCTTCTTCATCTTCTTCGAGCAGAAGTTCTTCTTCACAATCTCGAGAACGTCCTCGAAGTCATTCTTCTTAGTCTCACAGTTAAAGGTAATCCCGCTCTCCACATCGATTAAGCGTTGAAGCTTCGCGATCTCGTCGTTGGCTCTGTTCTGCTCGGCCTTAGCTCTTCCTACGTCGAAGAGGATCCCTCGCAACATCATGTAGAGGACGGGGCCCGCTTGTAGATCCATGTTGAAACGATAATGTTTCTTTTGCTGTTCTGTCATCCTAGCTTGCTGCTTCTCCCAGCACTCGTAGGTAACGGCAGCATCGACACCGTTGTATTCCCAGAAAGCTTCATCATCCGCAAACTTCAAACTTCCCTTGCTCTTCTCCGGCTTGTAGTAAGGCTCATTTGTCAGGATCGAAGCCTGCGTGCTAAGGCCTTTCTTCATCTCAGGGTAAAGTTCCCACCAACCTAGGAGGGTGTCCTCCGTGTAGCCTTGAACGCAGATTCCGAGCCCAAACGCCAGAGCGTGGAAATCGTAAGATCCGTTTTGCGCGATCATATGAATTCGTTCATCCTCGACTACGTAACGGATATGCTCCCAAGCCACATACTCATCTTCCTCACTCCAATAGTTCGAGCCGTCATTGTGTGCAAAGGGCACGACGTAAGCCTTGTCGGCACTCTGAGAAAAGGAGACGGCAGTGATATTGTTCATCCAACCCTCGATATCGAGAGAGCAGTAAGTCCAATTCGCGTGAATCTCCTTCAGCTTCTCCGCAACCTCTTCCCGAGTTCGAAGGACGACAACATCTCTTTTCGGCAGCACGAGTTCTCGCGTCTTGCTCTCGGCCTTAAGCTTCTCCATATCGAACTGGAAATACATCTGCTCGCTAAAGTCCCTCAGAATCGTCTTCGGATGGAACGTTGCGAGACACTTCTGCCCCGGCCTGAATGTGCTCTCGAAGAGCGTGCCTCTCCAATGGTGGATACTCAACTTGGCAAAGCCCCACGGATCCACGTTCCCCCTCTTCATGACGTGCAAAGCTTCATTACCTAGACAGAGCACGATAGTCGGATCGAACTTCTCCAAGTCCTCTTCGAGATGAGCTAAACCACATTGAATCTCATTGTCCTCCCAATTCAAGTCCTCGAACAATCCACTCGCAGGGCGCACCCACGAAACATTACAGAGGAGGCATTGCGATCTAACGAGCCCCACTTTACCTAAACCCGATTCAAGAAGCTTCCCGGTCTCACCTATGAACAGCTTGCCATACCAATCCTCATCCTTACTCGGAAGATCCCCGACTATCGCGATCCTCGTCTCCCCGGTCGGCTCGATCATCGGCCACTCATTCGGCAATGGCCCCCCGAACTTCCTCTTCCCGCTCGAGGGGACTATCTCATCATCACTCATAGCTTAATCCTGTTGTCCCAAGTTCTTCATGTCCCAAAAGGCGGCTTGGCGCCCTTCTTAAAGTTTCCGATGTCCCGGGGGAACCGCCATTGACTATCAACGACAGCCGACGCCCCGTTGTAGTGGTCTTTAACCCTGCTCCAATCGTTGAGATACAGGTGAGGCTCTGAACCACTAACGATGCAACCTAGATCGAGATCGAGAAACTGATTCCCGAACGCCATCACATCCGATCCACCAACGATCAACCCAGCTTGCCCGTCTACCTGGATCGGCTCACCTAGCTTGGTGCCGAGGATGTTATTGCAAGTGATCCGGACCTTCCGACAGTTGTTGAGCACAATGCCAGCGTGAGTGTAGAGCATTGTGTTGTTGTGAATGTTGACGTTCAAGCCGCCCGTGAGATTCATGGCACTGGAGCCACCCTCAAATTGACAATCCTCAATAGTGACTTCTTTGAGCGTGTGTCCCTGGTTCCTTCGAGCCGTGATTTGACCAAACTTTGTCTCTAGCTCAACGGCGTTGAAGTGGTCAATCATTGGAGTCTTCCGGCTTCCCACTCCTGAGAAGTGGCAGTTCGAGATTTTGAAATTCGAACAATCCCCGAGAAGTATGATTGGCGACGATGCGTTGCGAGCGAATTTGATCCCGGCGACCCCCCCTGAGATCATCTGAAACGTGCCTTCCGATGTTCGAATATTCCCGACAACTTGCAGTTGAGCATGGCCCCGAAGCATAAGCTTTGATCCACCGTGGATGACGCCCCCACCAGCACCAAGCAGCGGCACACACTGCGGCAATTCAATCGGTTTCTCGATTCGCAGTGTGCAAGGAGGCAAGACAACAGGAATCCCGACAGCAGCAGAGCTTGCCCCCCACGCTCGCGAATCCCCTTGGAATATCGGGTAGTTAATACCGACTTCAGGCTCCCATTCTTTGTATTGCTTCATGACCCACCACCAAGACTTATCGATTGCGGCCTGGACATACTCTGAAGCGTCAATCTTTCCTGTGGCTATCTCGATCTCTTTATCCGGTGGGAACTCGTTAGCCACATTTATAGGGTTGCCGAAGCCTCTCGGACGCGGTTGCTCGCTTGGCTTGTCTTCACTGGAGACTGGCTGAATTGATCCGGCCCACTCTTGCCCAGTTTTCTCGTCTGTTCCTTGTAGTGTTATCATCTTAATCGTTCGTCATGTCAGTGTTTTTAGCAACGGCAGCAACGATCTCGTTCGCACAGGTGTCGCAGACGATACGCTCTTTGTCGTCCATCCCGTGCTGGTCGACGTCCCAAAAACTAACCCAATCATGCGGGTCGGCTCCTGGAATCGTTACATTGCACGCCTTGGCACACAGGTCACAGGTAACTTTTTCGAGTTTAGTTCTCATCTCACTTTGCTCTCTATAAATGGCCTCCCTGGCCTTGTTGTTTTGTTCGATCTGTTCTGGTGTTGGGGCTTGGTTCATGCACTCGCGTTAAATTGCTGACCAGGGCGGGAAACGAGCCCGCAATACCCTGCCGGGACTTATACACCTCAAACACGTTCGTTGAGGTAGGCGTTAGCTTCGCACTCTCCTAGCCGTCCTAAAGGTTTAATTCCACCGATCCCCTTTCAATCTACTCAATAGCCTCACTGCCTTGTATGCCCCTCGGCGCAACCATCGCGGCTTAACGCCCTGTTCCCGCATGATGCGAAAAAAGAGCTTGTCGGCTTCGCGGCGGGTGAATTGTTGACCATCTAACAAGCGAGCCCAATACCGCGTCCAGCCAGTCACTTCAAACTTCTGAACGACAACTCGCCCCTCAACGGAATGCAACCAATCATGCACTAACGGAGCCAGCTTCCCGAATCTCCCCCGGTCTGCAATCCATCGCAACCAGAACGGGACCGATGCGCCGTCGGACTGGAAGCCGTCAGGAATCGTAAAGCGATACCAATCTCCTTCGAACTCCCAGTAGAAGTCGTAGTCGTCATCTAACTGCCATTGCGTGCCGCCGTTGGGGACGTTGACGTTGACGAGGATGAGTTTAGGGTCTGCGTTTTCAAAAGTCATGGTGCTTCTTTGAGTTTGCTTTGGCCAAGTATGTGGTGTCATTTTCTTCGAAGCTGTTCGCAAAGATCTAGCCAAAGAGCAATCTGCAGGCTCCACAAAGCTGTATAAGCCCATGCGTCGCTTCTTAAATAGGCTGCTAGAGCGCCCGCTAGACAGGCTAAATTAAAGACAACGTCTTTTGATTTCATTCAGCTTCTTTCAGGTTCTCAAGCAAATACCAAGCCCAATACTCCTCAAACGCTTTGTCTATCTCGCTCATCTCTTGATCTTCCGTTGAAACATTTTTCCGATACCGCAACCAAACTCCGCAAACGACCATCCAATAATCCATAGGGAAACGAGAACAAATGTCGCACGCTTACCCGTGTTACCTTCAGAAACCCAATCCAATAAGTATATAAACGCCTCGCTCATCCTTTTATCTCCTCAACCTGTTTGCCACAATCCGGGCAATAATTCGGCTTATCTACACAGAGCCCGTGCACGTGGGGATTCGACAGATAAGGCATCCCGTCAGGGTTCTGGTGTCTAACCCACCGACACCGCCCCGCTAGGCGGTTGTGAAGGGCGGCAACCTCTTCTTCTGGGCTTCCCGGCATAGGCCGAAAGTGAGTCACTGACAGCAGCGCAAGATTATCCTTACCCTTGCAAGGATCTGGTCTGACGCTTAACCAGACACCGTCGCCAATGCAGTAACCTTCATGCGAATCATGCTTTCGTTCTCCCTCTAATACGCCCCATACGATGTAAGGCACTAGGAGGTTTGGGCGGTTGTTTTCGTCGACTTTAATCCAGTTTTTCACCTTCCACCTTTCCTTTCCCTTTGCATTTAGGGCACTCCAGCATGAACCAAGCAACGAGCACCTCACCGCTACCCCCACACTCTCCACACTGTTTGGTTATTGCCATCATTCAATCACCTCGAAGTAATAGGGGTGACAATTGAGCTCTAAACCAGCAAACTTTGGTGAGTCATCATCAAAGATCACTTGAAAGTTTGCCGAATCGTTATTGCTAACAATTGTCCCAATTCCTCCCTCTGTTCTGACTCTTGTCCCAATCCCGAGCTCGGGCAACCCTCGATACCTTGCTGTGCGTTTGAACTGCTCGTCAGTTCTAGCCGTCTCCCCTTGTCGAAGCTCTGAAACCTTTCGAACCCGAACATCAATGAACCTTAAGTCAGGGCAGCAATCGATCATGTCTCGCCAATATTTCTTCTTCGCCTTCCCTCGTGTAGAAGCAAAGAGCCTCGTAGAAATCTCAGGACTGTTTTTCAAGTAGGCCTCGTATTCTGCAATCATTCTCAATTCCTTCCTTCCAGTTTCTTCAACGTCGCAAGCGCCATGTGTGGCGATCCGTATTCAAGCATCCCGACGACTTCAACGATCGCCGCCTGAATCATACGCTCATTCTCTCTGAGTGATTCGCCTGTATCGTTCGTTGCTTTGCTCTCGCAATTTTCTTCCTAACGTCCCGACTCAGTCCGCTAGCGTCTGGTCGATTAGGCAAAGAGTAAGTCCCAGGATTCGGAGCAGGGCGAAGGACGATTTCTTTCGGCTCATCGGGTTGAATGGACTGCCCCTCCGCCATCAGCGCAGCAGCAGCAGCAGCAGCAGCGACGGATGCCGTTTTCTGGTTTAGGTTTACTTTCACACTTCCTCCGCAGTTATTTTGACTTTCACGCATCGGTATCCCCTGCTTCTGCTAGTGTCATTCCTTTGCTCTCCTTAATGCTGCTGTTGCTGCTATAAGCTTCTGCTCTTACTCCTGCTCTTACTCCTGCTCCCGCTCCAGTCCCCGCTCCCTCGCCCACTCCAGATCCAGCTCCCATACCAGCCCCGGCTCCAACCCCCACTCCAGCTTCTGCTCCAGTTCCCACTCCAGCTCCGGCTCCAGCTCTTGCTCCAGCCTCCACTCCGACACCAATTCCGGCTCTGAGAGGTGTCAATCCCCCTCCTTAATACCGCTACCGTTGTCATTTTAACGGCTTTGATACTGACGGCAGAGCCTTCAACTGAACGGCATCTACCAAAGCACCTCGCCCGACGATCACATCGGCATCGCGAGGAAACATTTCGACCTCACTAAAAGCGTCTTCACCGGACTTGTCCCACTGCTCCCCGAACCGGCCTGTGTCGGCAACCCATGCCGCATCGGTAATCACAATCTCAGTTGAGTAGACCGCCTTGATCCGTCCAACGTCAATGTGCGTGACCGTCCGCAGCATATAAGGCTTCCCGATTTCAAACGGGTGTTCGTTGCTTTGACGGGTAGCACCAAACAAGTTCGCTAGTTCTAGGGCTTCTCCAATTGTTAGTTCGTCTATTTTCATTTTAGTTTTCTTTCTGTTGTGTGTGTCTAAGCTTCGAAGTGTTTAACAATCTCGCACCACAGTTCACTTGGGCCCAGATCGCACTTAAAGGCAACGTCGTCGAACCATTCCCAGTCCTCCTCGCTCAACTTCCTCGGCACACTGACCGTTGACTGGGTGTCGGTGGGATAAGTGATTTCGGCGTAATGGGTAATGGCGGCCTGTTCCATTACTGCCCCGTTACCGGCGTTGCGGAATAGCCCCCTATTGAAAAAAGCCTTGCACCAACCCGTGCCTCTAAATTCCACCAAAACATCGTCGCTAGTCTTCGGCCACGTCTCCGGCCTGTCTTTGTCGAATTTGACCCAGTTCACTTTGATCCCTCCCCCAGCTCCTCGATCAGTGCGTCAGCTGTATGGGCTGCCCATTCGGCTAATTGTGAATCACTTATGTTGGATGAGTCGCCACTAGACAGAATCCCCACCATCGCCTGCGCCGCGAAGTATTCGCGTTTGGTTATGCCACACCTTCCCTGCTGGTCGCCACACGGGAACGCTGGTTTGTTTGCTATGCTCATTGCTTTTTCTCTCCTTCTCTTGGGTCTTGGTAGCGGTGCCGCCTCATTTCAGGACCTCAATGACTATGAAGTCTTTCTTAGCCTCCTCTTTAATACGTGCGTTGATCTTAGGGTCAACTAGTTGGTGCGTCATAACTGGGTGGCCTAACTTCTCCTCAATGTAGGCATGTAAGTCGCTGAAACCCCCTATCAATTTACCTGTATAGGCTGACACAATCGCTGCTTCTCGCTTTGTCATCCTACACCCCCACCCGGTAGATACTTCTTCAGACCCTCTAATGCCGTTTCGTTGTCCTCATAAAACAGGTGTGCCAGTTCCGGCACCAACAACCGCCCCGCTGTGTCGGGGGACGTTTTGGATTCCAGTTCCCTCCCACCGAGGGTTAGTGTAATCGCCCAACCCGCTACGCAGTGACAGGTTTCGCAAGTGTGCCAATCGCCCATATTTAGGCCGTCTGTTTTGTGAGCCGCGATTGCGATCTGATGGAGTAGATCTTTCGGGCGGTCGGGGATGTCTGAGAAATTGGCCCCCTCCAGATTGGCACGCCGTAGATTGGCACGCCGTAGATTGGCAAACCGTAGATTGGCAGACTCCAGATCGGCACCCTCCAGATCGGCACCCCGCAGAACGGCACCCCGCAGATTGGCATCCCATAGATTGGCAAACCGTAGATTGGCAAACCGCAGGTCGGCATCCCGCAGATTGGCAGACTCCAGATCGGCACGCCGTAGATTGGCAGACTCCAGATCGGCACCCTGTAGATTGGCAAACCGCAGGTCGGCATCCCGCAGATCGGCAAACCGCAGAACGGCACCCCGCAGATTGGCAGACTCCAGATCGGCATTACTTAGA